ATGCCTACGATCCGCCAGCGCAACGACCGCTTTCAAGCCCAGGTACGAATCAAGGAGGATGGCCGCATTGTCCATCAGGAGAGTGCGACCTTCGACACCCGCGCCCAGGCGCAGGCTTGGGCCGCAGCGCTGGAAAAGCGCATTGCAAAGACTGGTGTGCAGGCCAGAAAGCAGGGGCAGATATCCCTGGCAGACCTGATGGATATGCACGTCAAGATGCTCAAGAAGATCGGGCGCGAGTACGAAGCTGTCGAGCACAGGTTCAAGAACATCCGGGCCTATCCGTTCACCGAAAAGCCGGTGGACACCGTCACATCGGCGGACTTCATTGACTGGGCGGTGCAGCACTCGAAGGGGCGCTCCCCCGCAACACTGCTGAACCACATGATGGCCGTGCGGGCGGCCTACCGGGCGGCTCCGGTGGCACACGGTATACCGCTGGACATGGCTGTGGTGTCGAACGCCCTGGATCACCTGCGCCGAATGCAGGTGGTGGCGCCAAGCAAGCGCCGGGACCGCCGCGTGACGGATGCCGAGCTGGACATGATTGATGCGTGGTGGCGCAGGCTGGAGGGAACGATGATCCCCCTGCCGACGATCCTGCGGTTTCTGGTGGCCCTGCCCCGGCGCCGCGAGGAAATCATGAACGCCAAGTGGGCGGACTACGACACCAAAAACCACACCCTCACGCTCAGGGACACCAAGCACCCGACCATGCCACGGGATGAGGTTGTGCCGGTGCCGCCAGCGGCTCAGGCTATCCTGGCGGGGATGCCGCGCACCGAAGGCCGGATCTTCCCGTTTCTCGGTACGTCGGTCAGTGCGGCTTTCCAGCGGGCGGCCAAGCTGCTGGAGCTGGAAGACATCACCCTGCACGACCTTCGGCACGAAGGGATCAGCAGGCTTTTCGAGGCTGGATTGTCCATCCCCGAGGTGTCTTTGATTTCAGGGCACACCAGCTGGGAATCGCTCAAGCGGTACACGCACATTCAGCCAAAGCATGTGCTGGAGAAACTGGCGAAGCCGCGCTAAGACACCAGCCTCTCCCCAGTCTCAAACGCCTCCCGCCCATCCAAGCTGTTGTGAAACCAGACATCAGGCTCTGTCGGGTCTTCATCCGGCCTGCACCAGCACTTGCTTGTGTAGTCGTGCGGGCGCAGGTCATCCACGGGTGTGACGTGGATTTCTGTGTCGGTGGAGGCGACAAGCTAGGTCATGGTGCCTATTCCTTCGGCGCCTTCTGCACAAAGTAGGAATCGACACAGCGCAGCGGGTAGTTCTCGTAATAGCCGCCATCGCCGTTGGGCAGCGCGAGGTCATACAACACCTTGCCGGGGTCGAATGACACCCGGACCACTTTGCACGGGATGGCCGTGTCATCGGCGACCATGGTGCTGCCATCAATGCGCGAAAGCACCGGCTGGAAATACGCGATGTCGCCTATCGCGTGTTGGGAGGTAAGTTGGTTCTGCATTTGAACGGTTCCAGAGTTGGTGTCGGCCTGGCTGGGCGAACCACTTGGCCATCCCGGCGCACCGGGGCGGGCCTTGCCGACGTGATCAGGATGGGCGGGGTTCGCCTGCCAAGTCGGCCAGGGCGTCTGCTTCTGTGAGTACCGGGCGGGCAAGTTCGTCGCGCAGGCGGAAGCCCAGCAAAGGCCCGATTCCGCGCTCTGCGTTCTCACGGGCGATGCGCCGGCCGATTTCAGCGTTGTAGTTCTCAGGACTGACGCAGGCGCTGTGCCCGATGACGGTGAAGCCGTTGCGCAACACCAGAACGCAGAACGTCAGTAGTGACATGGTCGGTGGCGCCTCGAAACTGAATTCGCGGAGCACGCCATCAGGGCTTGCCTTGTTGTACGCCGCGCCTGCAGCCCCATCGAAGCCGGTGAAGTAGTGCGCGCTGGCGATTTCGGCCTGCAGCGCTGCGGGTGTCACCCGAGGGCCTTTGTCGGCCTTGGCTTGAATCTCGCGCTCCATGGAGTCGGGGCCGCTCATTGATTCGATACCCCGCAACGCGAGACCCGTCAACGCATCGTGCTCGGCCAGCGTAGCTCCTGTCTTACCTACCCGATCGTCACTGTGCTTGGCAACAACGCGCTCCAATGAGTCAGGGCCTGGGTCCACCACGTGGAGAGTGACCTGCGATGCGAAAGGTCTGTTTACAACAGGGTCCGCAGACTCCTGGCATAAATCAGCCAGAGCACCGTACGCCAGAGCCTCGACGGTTTTGGCCGAGAGTTGAATTGTGCCCAGGTCCCGCCCACCGTTGCCATGGCTGCGTACGGTCAGAGCGTAGGAGCCATCCTCCTTGCGGGACAGGTTCACGAATGGCGGGAAATCTGCCACGAAAGGTGTGTGAGCAAAAACAGTTTTGGCCATGGTCTTCTCAGTGTGTTGACCCGGCAACCGGCCGGGGCGGCTCGGTCAAGGCGCCATCAGCGCCCGGTCTGCATCAATCTGTCCGCGCAGCAGCACTACTTCTGCGTCGCGCCGGGCAAGAGCTTCTCGGTGTTCTGCAACCACTCCTGCCCCCTCGACAATGTGGCGGTCGAAGGCTTCAAGTCGATTTGCGAGATCGCGGCGGGCAGCGTCGTCGGCTTGGGCTTGCGCGCGATAAGTGGCGGCTCTGCGGTCTGCGTCGAGGCGCAGCCGCTCAACGCGAGCAAGATCAGCGCGAGCAATGGCATCGCGCACAGGTTGCGAAGTGGTGAAGGCATCGGAGTTCTCCTGTGTGGCGGTGGCGTGGGTGGATTCCTTGCCTGCCGTTTTGGTCTCGTCGGCGCGCGCGGCTTCGGAGCGCTTGAGCGTGGCCTGTGTGGTGGTGGTGATCAGCTTCTGGTGCGCAAGCTGTTCGAAGTGCAGGCGGCCGGTCTGAACCAGCAGAAGCCCGCCAGCCGCGATTGCTGCGACCATCCAGCCATAGGCTTTGAGTTGGGCAAAGATCATTGGCGGCCTCCGGTCTGTTCCGCGTAGCTCGCCATCAGCCTCTGCGCGATGGCCTGAATTGAGTACGCTTCAAATTCATGCGACGGTCGGTTTTCACCGATGCGCTCGCAAAAGTGCTGGAATGCATGCACCGCTTCGTGCACCAGCAACCCGGCGATTTGCACACCATCGATGCCCTCACGCACACGCAGGGCCACGACCACGGCCATGCCGAGTTCTTGGTGTTCTAGGATGTGCGCCGTGGCATCAGCGTGTTCCGTCTTGATCCATGGGTCACGCTGGGATAGCGGCACCTTGAAAGCGGACATTGCCCGGTGGTAATCCGGCTCGGACAGCACCAGGGCCAGGCAAGGGCCGTCAACCAAGCTGCGGTTGAGCCACTTCACCGCCACGCCCTCCACCAGAACCACCACATAGCTATCAGGATGGGATTCATTTGCGGACCGCCTTGTAAATCAGGCCGCCAACTACCGCCAGCACCAGGGCCAACAGAGCCCAACCCCATGGGTTGATCGCTAGGAAAAGCAACGCCTCACCCCACCATGGCAGATAGAAGCCGCTGGCAAGGGCAGCACCGGGCAGCAGCGCGAAGATGAAAAAAGACAGGGCGCGCATCAGATGCTCCCCTTCTCTCGCTGGATGCCAGCCTTCACGCCCAGGCTGAAGAAGTGCTTTGCCAAGCCTTCCAGCTGGCGCTCAGACCATGGCGTGCAGCCGACTTCGGCGCACTCCTTGGCGTCGTCGGCAGAGACTTCTAGGCCCTTGGTGGTGGCGCAACCGGTGAGCAATGCGGCGGCGGACAGGATCAGTGCAATGGTCTTCATGCTGGCTCCTTGGTGGTGGCTTTCTGTGTGACGTTGGCGGCGTAGTAGCCCGTGACAGTGGCGATGACCACGGCGGAATACACGCCGTCCGCGATGTGCCCGGCCGCCACAAGCCAGGTAGCCGAAGCCACCACAGCCAGGGCTATCAGGAACTTGCGGCTCAGGTAGTTCGGCATCACAAGTCCTTGCCGCACTTCTCTGTTTCGTCGGCCCGGCGATTTGCCAGGCCCTGGACGAACGTGAAAACCTTCTTGCCGGTGGCGGGGTCAATGCGGCTGGTGAAGCTCCAAACCATCGTGCCGTCGTCGCCCCGGCTGATGCGCTGGCAACCGCGCTCCCACTCGCCACGGTTCCATGCAGCCATGGCGCCGCTGCCGCACGTGGCGCTGGCGCCCAGGTTCCATGCATGGCTGCTTGCCATGTCCAGCACGCTTGGTGGTGGTAGGCGCTTGAAGCAAGGGAGCACGGCGCGCTGCACGCGCTCCAAGGCATTGGCTTCTTCGACAATGCACTTTTCTTCGGTCCAGCGCTCGCCCACGATGATCGGGGTGCTGGTGACGTGGCGCGTGATGCCGTTGCAAACGGTGGGGATGTTCCCGGCCAGCTTGTCCGGGTAGACGGTGAGAACGCGGGCTTTGCCGCTTTCCCACTGGGTCAGGTGGTCAACCAGCATTGGCGAAAGCAGCGTGACAAACCCGCCCAGGGCCGCCACCCATATCACCTTGGGCTGGATCTTGGTGGTCATAGTGGAGACCTGTCGGTGTCGCCAGAGGATTCGTATTCCTCGACGGTGATGACCCGGCGCTTCTTCGCTTTGAGCCACCCGCGCGACTCAAAGAACGGGCGCCAGAGCTTCTTCCAAAACCACTCGGTGATGAGCAGTAAGGTGTATGCCGCCGCCGCCATTGAAGCGATGGTGCCCCAGGGGATAGAGTTCACCATGGCCCATGTTGAGTAATCCGCATTCGCTGTCGCCTGCTGCACAACTTGGCCAGCGACGTCTGCCTTGGCCGCTGCTGCAACGGTGATCGCACTGCTCGCTTTCGCGATGGGCATGCTGATTTCGGCGGCGCGGTCCATCACTGGCCACCTCGTACGGGCTGCGCGGATGGCTTGGTGATGAGATTGCAGTTCATGAGCCCGGATGATCCGGGCCATGAAACATGCGGTCGAACCCTACTGGGGGGCGTCAGATGTGATCGCCGCTCGGATCAAACGGATCTAGCAGCGGCTCTGCCCATGCAGCAACGGCTTTTCGCCAGCCAGTGCTGGTGGCGTTATGGCGCTTGAGACGGCTGGTTACCGTGCCTTCGCGCGGCAGTTCGACCAGCAGGACGGTGAGCACCAGGGCGTTTGCCAGGAAGTCCAGCAGCAACCCGGCGAACAACACAGGGTAGCCGAAGCACTTGGCAGTGGTCGTTAGCAGCCCTGCGTCCTTTGCACGTTTGAGGCTCATGACGGCCAGGTACACCACCCAGAGCGCATACAGCAGCGCAATGGCACAGACAGGCGCGAGGATGATGGTTTGAGTCATGGCAGGCCCTTTAGGTGATGAGGTACTGGCGAAGCACGGCGATTTGCTCTTCACATTCCTTGAGCAATCGGTAGCCCTTGTTCTTGGCGCGCACATATTCAAGCGGCACGTTCTGAGCCTTGGCCTGCGACTCAACCATCAAGATCAGGCCCTCGCGCACGATGCGCTGTGGCGAGCCGCTCGCCTGCTCCAAGGCGGCAATCAGCACCAGTGCAACTTCGGGGGTAGGTGGATCAGCAGGCAGCGGGATGTTTCCAAGGACGCGCCACGCGTAATACGCCACCGTCTCGGGGTGTGGGTCCACACCATCCATCGTGTTTGTTGGCACCTTCGTTTCACCATCCTTGATGACGTAGCCCTCATGGGTGAGCTGATAGGTGGTCATGCGTATTCCCCCCCGGTTGCAGTGGTTCCCGAGGCGTTGCCGGGGAAGAACGTAGCCCCGGCGCCAGCTGTCTGAATCACTCCGTTCGTGGTGACGTCGTAACGCTTGCCGGTCGCAGAGCCGCTAAACGTCGTGGAGGCACACACCAGAAGCGATGTGTTGGAGGCGCTGGCGAAGGCGCTGCTGAATGCAGGCGTACCGGAAACCGTCACCGTGCTGGCGTTGGCCGTGATGCAGCCGCCGTTTGCAGCCTGGAAGTGATACCCACCGCCGCCTGCGATGGTGTAGCTGGTTGAGCTGGCAATGACGACGGCACGGTTCGCAGCGTAGATCTGCGCGAAGCCAGCAGGCACGGCACCCAGTGTGAAATTGCGCAGCCGCACAGTTCCATAGCCGCTGACGATCCCGAAACCAGAGGTGCCTGGGTTGTAGCGAAACCCATCGAGGATGTATTCCTGCAGCATGCCCGCGCCGACGGCCACGCAAGAGCCTGTGGCTGGGGCGATGATGCAGTTGCCAGGCGTGGTGGTGTTGCCCTGGATCGTCGCGACCGAAGAACCGACGATGGGTTTCAACACTAAGTTCTCGGCCCAAGTCGCGTCTGCAACTCGGATCGTTGCGCCATAGATAGACAGATCCAGAGTCGCGACTGTGTCAATGGCCTTTTGAATCGTCAGGAACGCTCCGCCGCTCGAGTCTGCCAGCCCGGTGTTGCTGTCGCTGCCATCCGTGCGCACGTAGTAGGTGCGGGCGGCCGTGAGCTTTTCGCGGAAAAAGCCCTGGAAGTAGGCAAGCAGCGTTGCCTTGAGGTTCGCCCAGGTGAGCTTCTTCAAGACATTCGACGCGGCACTATCAACAATGCCGAATTCGTCCGCATCTACTGGAGTGGTTTTGCTGGTGGCCGCGTGGATTTCGGCAGCGATGTCTGCGGCGCCGCCAGTGGCGCCTGTGGCGCCTGTGGCGCCTGTAGCACCGGTAGGGCCGGTGGGTCCAGTTGCGCCTGTGGCGCCGGTTGATCCCGTTGGGCCAATAGGCCCATCCGCGCCCGTGGCTCCAGTTGAGCCTGTGGGCCCCGTGGCGCCGTCTGCGCCGTCGTTACCCGTCGCGCCAGTAGGCCCGGTGGCACCTGTGCTGCCAGTCGGGCCGGTAGCTCCATCTGCGCCGTCCGCACCATCACTGCCCGTGGCCCCGGTCGGGCCAGTGGCACCTGTTGCCCCAGTCGCTCCATCAGCTCCAGTAGCTCCGGTCGGACCAGTAGCTCCAGTGGCACCGGTGGCGCCCGCACTCCCTGCCGCGCCAGCGGATCCTGTGGCGCCGGTTGCTCCCGTAGCTCCCGTAGCTCCCGTAGCTCCCGTAGCTCCCGTGGCACCGGTTGGCCCCGTGGGGCCGATTGGTCCCGTCCCCGAACCACCGCCACCAGTGGCCCGAGACACAATGAACGTCTTCCCGGAGCCCTGCGGTGTCGCTGTCCAGCTGCCATCCTTCTCGCGGTAGACAACGACAGACGACAGGCGCTCTGCCACCGGGGTATCTGGTGGCGGGATGACAACCGTTTTCATGGGATCGGTGTCCCTTGGGTCAGGTTGAAAGTCACAAGGTATTGCGGCTCCACAGTGCCATCGGCGCGCGTCACGTAGACATAGGCCTTGCAGGTCTTCCAGGCTGGCAGCGGGTCGCCGTATGCAAAAGCCGCCGTCTGTGCTGGCGACAGCCGAAAGCGCATCCAGGCCTCGTCAAGCACCAGAGTCCCGTCAGCCGTGGACAGAGTAAAAATCTCATCCTCTGAGCCAATCTCGGGGACCATCACGGCCACCGCAGAGCAGCCCGTGTAATCCTCCAGCACGCGGTCAGCATCCGGGGCTGGCAGCCCGGTGCACTTCTTCAACCACTGTCCGCAGTCCCACACCACTTCATACGGATAGAACGCGCGCTCGAAGTCTTCGATCAGGGACGCGCCCTGGTGAATTTCGATGGTGAGCGTGGACGGGGTAACAGTCATGCCCCACAGTGTTCCGACTGCAGGGCATGGGCGCTAACCCTACTGGGGGGCGATTACACCGATTGCGTGAGGCCTATGGTTGCGCTGCCGCTGATCTGCGCAGATGCAGATACTGCCGTCCAGGCGCTGGCGACTTGCTGCGACATGGCGGCCAGTGCGACCTTGTTGGCATCGAGTCGCGCGTCGCCTGCGTGCATCACGGCCTCGGCGTTCTGCTTGGCGGCTTGGAATGTGATGTTCATCCCGGCTTCGTACTCCTTGATCTTCGACTCCCAGAGACGAGTGAACATGCCAGCCTTGGACTCCAGGGCGGCAGATGCCACGCGGTAGCCGTCCATCATGATGTTCGACTGCCGGGCCGCTGCGTCCACCTTCGCGGTTTGCGCCGCAACCTGCGCTTTCCAGCCATCCCACTCCAGGCCCTTTGCGGAAATCAGCGCTTGGAACTTCGCCACCTCGGCCCGCGCCTTCTCGGCCTGCGCGCCCACCTTGGAGCCATAGGCGCGCGTGAGGGCGCCGAATGCCTCGGCCTTGGTGCCTTCTGCGCTGATCGTGGCCTTGTACAAATCGGCCTTGGCAGTCTCGGCGTTGACGGTTGCCACGAATGCGCGCACCTGCTCGGCACCGGCTTGGATGCGCGTGCGCTCCAGCTCCACCAGGGTCTGGGCTGCACTCACCCGGGCCTTGTAGATTTCCACCGCAGCCATGCGGCCTTCAATCTCGGCCTTGTAGCGGTCCACCAGCGACTTGTTGATGTCGGCCTTGGTTTGCTCGGCCGACAGCAGGGCTTTGAACACCTCCACCTTGTTGAGTTCGGCCTTAATGACGGTTTCGTAGGCGTTGGCATAGGCTTGGTAGCCCGCGAGCAAGGCTTTGTAGTGCTCTACGGCGGCGTTGTGCACATCGATGGCGTTTTGCGCCACGGCCTTCGCGGCGTCGATGGCCAGCACCTCCATCTTGTAGGCGTCCTCCAGTAGAGTGCCTTCCAGGCGCAGTGCAAGGTCAGTGGCCTGTTGCATGTTGGCCTGGGCAAGCTCGGCTTGCTTGATGGCGATGTCGCGCGAAAAGCCGGACAGCTTCTCGCGGTACTCGCGGCGCGCGTCTGCCAGCTGCCCAGCCAGGGCGCCAGATGGCAGCGGGAAGCCCAGCGCCTCGGCAGCACGCAGCAAATCCTGCTCATTGGCGAGCGCCACCTTGGTTTCACGGTCCAGCGCCCGGCCCCAGATCGCGGCCTCGTCGGCTGCGGTGAGCCCGGTCCCGCCTTGGATGCGCTCGTTCAGCCGGGCCTTGAGGTTGTCCAGCAGCTGCGAGGCATACCGGGCGTTCGGCGTGAACGAGAACGGGGCGGGCTGCAGAATCGACAGCTCGGGGATGTCGTCCAGTTTGTCCAGCCATTCTTCGCGCAGGTTGATCCCGCCGAAGGTGTGGGTCTGCAACGCCAGGAATGTCGGCAGATCGGGCAGCACTACCTCTGGGGCGTCCGGCACCGTCACCTCGCGGACCTCCGGCAGCGCGGGCGCCTGGCCGATGTTCAGCGTCGGGGCCACGCCGAAATTGAGCTCCGGCATCTCCAGGGTCATGTCGTCGATGGCGACACTGCCCAGCGATTCCGTGAACGGCGTGGGCTTGCCGGTGGGCTCCACGAACTCCACCGATGGTAGGGTCGGCGCTGTCGGCAGCTCGGGCAACGTTGGCGCGGCTATGGATTCCCACCGTGCGCTCACAGTGGGGGGCTGGTAGAAGGAATCCGTCAGCTTGGCGACGAACTCATCCACTCGGCCCAATGCCTCTTCGGCCAGTTCAATGGAGCGCTCGTATTTGTCCTCGACGATGGACGCCGGGCCGTCAAAGTTGAAACTGTCAATCGTGGCCATGTCAGACCCTCCTTGTCTTCGAAGCGATGTTCAGGATTTCCACGCGGTCCAGCGAGAACGCCTGTCCAGCCGGATTGCTCAGGCTGAATCCCAGGTAGTTCTCCCGGATGCCCTTGCCCACCTGGCACCGGGTCTGGCCGCTCGGGCGCAACGGGAACGAATAGGGCCACGAATGCCGGGCGCCGTGCACCGTGAAGCGCATGCACCCGCTCCCAACAGCCGACACATAGACCATTTCGATGGCCTGCTTGAGCGTGGTTTCGCGCAGCGTGGACGGCAAACGGATGTCGGCCACGATCAGCGCGCCGTCGTCGGTTTCGCCGCCAAACTCGAACAGCCCGGCCGATGAACCGGCGTGTGTTGGGGTGATGCTCTGGAATGCGTGCCCCGTGTATTCGGTCACTGCTCCCAGCAGGGTGTTGCAGACAATGGCGGTCAAAATGGCACTCCTTTTTCGTTGTCCACGTTGAAAGCCGGGAACACGGTTGTCACGGCACGGATGCCGGTTCCGTCGATCAGATAGGCCTTGTCCAACACTGGAGAATCGTCAACGGTCAGCGTGGCGCGCAGGTAGGCGCCTCCAGTCACTGGGGTTTTGACGTACTCCACGGTCGGAACCCGGGTCACGATCCTTGGGGCAAGGCCGCGCACTCCGGAAACGTTGAAATCCCCTGATCGGTTTTCACCGTCCAGCAAGAAGGTGTCGGCCAGCAGAAACTCGGGTATCGCGGCGGATTCCTGAATCGTCCAGCCCGGGAAACCCTGCGAGGTCAGTAGGTCGCCGTTTGGGTCCGCGTAGGGCGAAATCCCCGTGGCGGGCAGCAGGCTGGCGAGGTTGAAATTGCCCGAGTTGAATGGCACGTCCAGCCGGATCTCGACGGACTTGCACTTGATGACCAGTTTTGGCGTTGGAGCTGTAGGAAGCCCGCCGCCGCCCGAGTTGGTGTAGGTCGAACTGGTGTCGGGTTCACTCTGCCAGACGAACAGCTGGCTGAAACTCCGCGTGGCCTGAAACGTGCACTCCAAGTAGCACAGCAGATCAAGGGCCGGGTCGTAAACCAGCAGGTCCCGCTGTTCCCTCTGGACGGTGTACTCGAACGCCTTGGAGTCCTGGCCGTAGCGTTGCGCTGGCTCCCCGATGACGTTGTTCAGGTAATGCTCTTGAGTGTTTACCGTCCCGCTTTCCACGTAGTCATACTTGACCAGGTAGAAGCGCGAGCCATCGTTCAGCGTGAGGTATTCGTCGATGTGCAGGCTGCTGGATGGGGCCTGGCTTGACAGCAGGTGCACCTCCTTCGCCTCGGTCAATTGACCAGGCTCATGTGGGCCGGTGTGGGTGGATTCAAAGTCAAAGTACCCGTCCAGGTAGCTGTAACTGACGCTGCCCGTGCACTCAGATTCGTGCGAAGTCACCTTGGCGCGCGGCAGCAGCACCATCTCACCGGCCACGAAGTGCGGCTGGCAGTCGTAGGTTTTCTCGATGCGGGTGAACCGCCCGCTGATGGGGCCAGCAATGGCCTCACTGCCACGGTGCGCGGGGTCGTCGCCCTCAGTGTCTGTGTACTCGTTGGTGATGACGCGCGAAGGACCGCTCTTGTAGTCAACGTGCACCCCCACATCGTCGCTGGTGACAATGGCCGACTGCGCGCCATCCCACGTGCCGGAATAGAGCCCTTCGGCGCTGATGTCGTCCTGGGGGACGGTGTGCACCACGGTAGGGCCGTTGAATGAGTCCCCTTCACGGTCGAACACCACCGCCGTCTGGTCGATGTTCTTGAAGCTCATCCGCACCACGGTGTTCGGCACGGTGATCGCGCCATTGACGGTGCTGCGGCTTGCGGTGGCGCGGTCGATGCGCTTTACCCGGAACAGAAAGCCTGCATCGGCCTCCGTGTAGGCGTTGCTGCTGACGTACTTGCGAAACAGCACCTGGGCGCCATCCTTGCGGATGTAAGGGCCTGCAATGGAAACGTCTGGATCGCCTGGGGACTGCGCGATCATCTCAACTGCAGAGTCGTAATCAAGGGCTACGGTCGGCACCGAGCCCAGCGGGGCGCCAAAGTCCTTGAACAGGGACTCCACATTCACGGCGAACGAATAAACGATGCTCCATGCCTGACTGCCACCCACGCCGTAAACCAGCGAGATGAACTTGTCGCGCGCGGCATTGACCCCTATGGGCCAGATGTAGTTGGCATAGCTGTGTCCGTACCGCGCCACCATCTCGGCACTGCGGTACATGTAGCGCATCGGCGCCGGGATGATCGACGACGGCGCCACGATGGCCCCAGTGTTGTACGGGGCCAGGGACTGATTGGCGGCTGCGTTGAAATACCCCGGCACAGTTGGGACGCTGGTGACATCCCGAATCACCCACTGCTTCAAGGCTACGTCTACCGACCCGTCGTTGACCAAGACGATGTTGTGATCCCGGAACAGGATTCCGCTGAAAATGCCCGTGCCAGGAGCTGAGCCCACCGGCCATAGTTCCATGATGCTCTGGTTGCCGACGACGAAGATCCTGAACCGCGAGCCGTCGGGCAGTGCCCCAATGCCCGTGGGGTTCGGGGCCGCAGACAGGCGCGCGCTCGCCGTGAAGTTCTGAAAAGCCGTCTGCGCCATCGCCACCTGCGCGGCCGTGGCCATGGCGCCATACACGCGCAAGGTCGGCGGCGCCACTGCGCCGACTGGTTGCCCCGTGGGGGTAAAAACCAGCGGGTTCCAGATGGTCATTGCGGCACCGCGAGATATTGGGGGATGCCGTTCAGGACGCGGAACGTGGAGCACACCTCCGTGGCCGTGGTCTTGTACCGGTTACCGGTGAGGCTGGTGGTCTGCCCGCCGTTGAACCCGGCCACGATCTCGCCACCGGCAATGCACAGCATGGCGTTGCCCACCCCGGTGCCGTCGCCCAGCTTGATCTGATCGCCTGGGGCAGCCACGCCAGAGCCCAGCACCACGGGGCCGCGCTTGGTCGCCACGTAGGCCAGTTGGTCGAAAGTCTCACCGCCCAGCCAGATCAAGTCGTCTTCGGTGCCCACGTAGATCCCGCCGTCCATGGGCTGGATCGCAGTAATTTCAGCAGGCATGGGCCGGAAGTCGCGCCACTCCGCGAGGTGCGGGGCCATGGGGCGTGAGGCCCACAGCACTTTGCCCTGCGCCACCAGCATCCGCCCGCGCCAAAAAGCACTGATGGTGCCGATGGGCATAGGCACCGTTCCGATGGTGCGGCAGGGCAGAATCAGGTCAGTCGATGGTCCTGTGTACTGGAACTCGTCGGTGGACGTGCTGCCTGCCAGGTAGGCGCCCTCCCCGTTCGGGCCGCTGAGATAGACCTGCAACGTGTGGCCGTCCAGCATGGGCAGGCCGGACAGGTAGATGCCTCCGGTATCAATCTGCAGCGCATCAGCACTGGCGGCTGGGCTCTCGGCGCCATCGCTGCGCCGGAACGTCAGATGGTAGGTGTAGGCCCCCGGGAACATGCTGCCACCAATCGCCCGCGCAACGCCAAGCGATGCGGGAACAGGCACTGACCACGCCTTGCCGGTGAGGCCGTCCGTGATGCCGTTGATCAATCCATTGCTGAACGTCGTACGGCCGTCCGGTAGGTCGGTGTACCAAACGCGAGACATGCCCAGCGATTCGAAAACGATGTGGCGGTCGCCGTTCGGGTGAATGGCCGTCAGATCGCTTTCGACCGTAGACAGCATGTAGCCAGCAGACTGGTGGACGTTCTTGTGGCAGTCGGCATCGGTCTTGGCATAGCCTCCCCGGCGCAGTATCTCGCCCGTCAACCCAATGTCAACGTCGTTTGCCGCAACCAGGTCGGAACCCTTGAGCCGATGGGCTGGCACCTGGTTGTTGATGCCCGTGAAGCCTTCAAAGGTCAGCATTTAGTCCCCCGTATCGCCTTCGGCGTGCCGGTACGCAGGTGCGACTTGCCCCAGGGGTGGATGGTCATGTTGGAGATGCGCGGCGTGCCTGCGGTGAATACGGCGGCGCCAGTGGGCTGCACGGCGAAGTCACCGGCAATCAGCCGGGGCATGCCTGCATTCAGTACCGCCCTGCCTTGAGGCTGGACGGTCACGTTCAATTGCGGCGTGCCTGCGCGGAGCAGCGAAACACCGGCCGCGCCCACGCCGACCCCAATGGTTGGCGTGCCAGCAGACAGCAGGGCGGAACCGGCCACGCCCAGTCCGGTGTGCAGGGAAGGCGATCCAGCGGAGAAAACAGCCGCCCCGCCCACCTGCACAGACGCGGATGCGGACAGGGTCGGCGTACCAGCGGAAAGCACACTCGCACCCGTGGGAACGATGAAATCAGTCCCGCCCAAGATGGGGTTGTACCCAATGGTCGGATAGCCCGCCTGGAACAATGACTTGCCCGCAACTGGCACCGTGCGGTGGGAGTACGGCAGCAGCGTGGGCGAACCAGCAGAGAACACGCTGGCTCCACTGGGCAGCAGGGTCTCTGGGTAGCCGAGCTGGACGACCGGCGCGCCGACCTTGAGGGCCGCAAGCCCAGTGACGCCGATAACCTGGTTTGGCCCGCGAATGACGGATGGCGCGCCTGCGGAAAACACATTCACACCAGACACCGGCAGGAACTGATCAGGGTCTAGCCCAAACCCAGCCGCATACCCAACCGGTGGGGTGTACACGAAAGCGGTATCACCGAAGTTGGCCGTCGCGCTCCCGGCGTAGCCAACAGCCGCGTGCAACAGCGTTCCGGTTGTTCCTGCAAGACTCGACCCAAGCAACCCGCCAATGGCATCGCCATCCAGAAGGAGCTGAACAAATTGCGTGTCAGCATCCAACAGCACGCTGATGACAGATACCCCGGTATACCCGGACAGAGTCGCGACGCTGGCGCCGTTAGTGTAGAAAATGCCCGCGCTCACATCGAACGCCAAGGACTCGGAATCGCTGCCGGGCCAGCCTCCGGTGTTGTAGTCCTCGGTGCCAACCCCCACCATCTGTCCGACGTTGTCGGGGACAGTGATTTCCCAGTAGTACTTCCCTGACGTGGCTCCAAAGACCGAACGGACACCGCCCGCCGTGGACGCGGCTGTCAGGTCAGAACCGCTGAGGGTGACCGTCGCGTCTTTGTCGGCAGGGTTCCACGTGGTTGGGACCAGGTCGGCCATTGCGGCCCCTTACACCAGCGAGAAGATCTTGTTGGCGCCGCTGTCCCATTGAACGGTGATGTCGCCGCCGTTGGTGGCCATCGGCAGGCCCGTCGCTGTGTCAACGAGGTAGAGCAGCGATGATGTGCCAGCCACGCCGGTGTCAACGAAGAGAGCAACAAACTTCGCGTTAGAGCCTGGGGCCACCAACGCGAAAACCGGATCGGCGGAGTCAAATACACCGCCGGTGATGGACTTCGAAGTCAGTGTTACGGCGGTGCCGATCACTGTCGCTGACACATCGGACAGGAACTCATGCGCGGCGCTGTAGGTGTAGGCATCAGACAGCAGCGCTGCCTTGATGGTGTCCGTGGAAAGGTTGACGGCGCCAAGGATTTTCTCGGCACCTTTGGGATAAAGTTTGTTGGCCATGGCCGGAACTCCTGCGAGGTGGATGCCTTGCAGTGTTCCGACGATGGGTGTATTGCGCGAACCCTACTGGGGGGCGATGGCCCGAGCGCGAAGGGCAGAAAGAGAAAGCCCCCTCGGGCTACGATGGAGTTCTCACACAACCATCACCCGAAGGGGCTTCTATGACTCAACCAACGGACACATCGGCGCTCGACTTCCAAGCGGCCCTGGCAATCACTGCGCTGGCGGCCGCCCTGTGCAAGCAGCCCAACATAGACGGGCAAAAGCTACGACTCGATTTCCTAGACGCACTCGAAGGGATTGCAACCTCGCCCCAAGGCGTTGGGTCAATAGGCCGCGATATTGCGTCGTTGATGTCGTCTGTTTTAGATGCTCGCGCTGCCGGTATTGATTGACAGAGTTCCTGAATGCTTCGATTTTCAGGTCCTCTGCCTTGATCGCTTGCTCCCACCTTTCCCGGTGCTCCCGGTCATTGGTGGAGCGCACACTCGCCCACGCGCTCGCCACTTGCTGAGCCATGCAGGCGAGCGCATCCTTTTGAGCCCGCATGCGCTCGCGTTTCCGCCAGGCCATGTTGGGCACTTTTCGAGAGCCAAGTGCGCTTTTTGTTGCCATGGCCGCATTGTTTACGTGAGCAACAACTTCACAGAAACCCTACTGGGGGGCTACATCCCGCCACGTAGACGCCGAACTATTTCTGCAGCCTTTTCATCACTCAGCCGCTCCGCATGTGAGTTCATGTAAAGCTCGGAAACCACAGTAAGCATCGTGTTCCGCGAAAATTCTGGCAACAAATGCCATGTTGCGACTAGTTCGTCGTGCAATATGTCTCCAAGAACGCCGGTATCAAAGGCGAACTCACCCCATTGCGGCCCCGCGTCAGTACGACGTTTCAGTCGCCCAGTAACCTCTGGGAGATTTTTCAGATAGTTTGGGTCGTTTTTCATGAATGATTCCTGGCTCAACTTTACCAGTGCTGCGATCAATCTTGCGCCCCGCCACCCTTTGCGTTTACACTGGCGCTGTCCTTTCGGGGATGCGGGCTTGGCGGCCCGGAAAACACCCTGCGGCATAAAGCCGCTTCGACACCGCAGTCAGCGGCTTTTTTCATTCCTTGGCGCCCCAGTTTAGGCGGCCCAGGTGGGGAGCCGAAAGGCTCGCCGGTTTCTGCTCCGCAGGGTGCCCGGTCCGCCAACCCGCCTGGGCTGCCGCCTTCTTGGCGGAAGGCAGCAGCAGTTCAACCGTCTGCACCCAAGGAGCCGACCATGGCTGATTTCAACTCCCACGCCGTTTTTGCATTCCACGATCACTCGGTCCGCGTCATCACGCGCGACGGTGAGCCTTGGTTTGTCGCCAAAGATGTGTGCGATGCCCTGTCCTATTCAAACTCGCGCGGCGCCCTCGCCGACCACTTGGACGCCGATGAAAAGGGTGTAGCCAACGCCGACACCCCTGGCGGGCAGCAGCAAATGCAGATCATCAACGAGTCTGGCCTGTATGCCCTGGTGCTGCGCAGCCGCAAGCCCGAGGCCCGCAAGTTTGCCAAGTGGGTGACTGCGGAGGTGCTCCCTGCCATCCGGAAGACCGGCCGCTACGAAGCACCCGGCAAGGAAATGACCGTCAACGACATGGTGGATAAGATGACCCGCCTGCTGGGCACCGGCAACAGCTACCCGCCCATCCTGTTCATGCCGCTTGTAAACGCCGTTATGCGCAAGCAGGGCTACACGTTCTTTCTGCCGCACCAGCAGGCCCAGGAGGTGACGGAACGACTGGAGCGCTTGAGTTTGGTGTTCCACCCACACAGCCAGCAGGCATCGGACGTTTTCGCCATCGGCCGGGCTCTGCGAGGGCTCAACCCCAAGACGGGCACCGCAGACGCCAACTACCGCCAAGTCCTGCCCGCGTGCGGCAGCTCGGTGGCGCTCAAGCAGGCGGCGCTGCAGCTGGGGTAACGCGGGCACCCCCGGCCCTGCTAGAGTTGGGGGCAGGAGGGAAAATATGACGGTTTGCGTAGCTGCGCTTTGCGCCGATGGGAAAACTGTGGTCGGGGCTTCTGATCGGATGGTATCTACCGCCGACAACCAGATGCGGCGCTCAAAAGTCCATCATTTGACCGATCAAGTCGTTGCGATGATCTCGGGGGATGTGGCCCTACATACCGAACTGCTTGCAGAGCTGCGTCGAATGATTGCCGGGTCGGCCGACAAGCCAGAAGACCTTACCGTCAAAAATATCGCCGATTGCTACTCACTGGCATATGTCGAGGCCAGAAGGCGTCGCGCGGAAAAGAAGTATCTTCGCCCCTTGGGGCTTGATTCTTCGTCATTCGTCCAGTCACAGAGGTACTTGGAAACGAATCTGGCCACTGAAATTGCACGCGAAATGTTGAACTTCAGCATGCCATCGTGCTCTGCACTATTTTTTGGTATCGATTCCAGCTATGGCTATCAACGCGCCCACATCTATCTGGTAGATGGCAGCTTCGTTGAGTGCCATAACGACACCGGGTTTTGTGCAATTGGAGTTGGCAGTTATCAGGCGATGGCGAGCCTAATGTTCAACGGGCACAGATCGCAGGCGAGCTTCGACGCTGGAATCTACATGGCCCTGGCCGCAAAAAAGCGTGCAGAAGTTGCCTCTGGGGTCGGCGAAGAAACCGACCTTGTTGTGGTCTCCGTTCATGACGGCGCCGTGGTCAGTTTGCACGACCATGTAGTTGACAAGATCGAATCGATTTACAACGACGCGGAGAACCAACACACTAGGGTGAACCTAGCTGCATCGGAGAAATGCCATGAATATCTTGAATCGTTCCGCACTACACAGGTCTCTATCGAATCTGAGCCACGGGTCGAACTTTCTGGCACCCCCCCTGCTGATGAGCCGCCTGACGGACGTATCCATGCAGCCGCAGGAGCGGACGGCGCCGGGAGTACTCCAACTTCCGGTGTACAACACCCTGCTGGCGGAGATAGAACGCAAGAAAGCCCTTGAGTCAGCGGCCGCAAGGGATAGATAGCCCTACTCTCGCTTGCCCAGCCAGATCATCACAGCTATGAGGCCGATGATCCCGGCGGGGGTGGGGCCGATGACGAGGCTCAGGAGCCAGAGGGCCAGGGCAATCAGCCCGAACGTACCGAGCAGCAAGACGATGCCGATTGTTTCACTGGTTGCCGCTTTGTTGTAATCGTCCTGTTCGGCGCCCTTGAGCAAGCGCTCAGACTCATCCAAGGACATTGGGGGTTTTAGCGGGTCGAACTTCGGCATGCCCGCAATGTAGCATCAGCGCGGGCGGACCACAAACCCTCCATCCACAGGCACCACGACCCCGCCGCCAGTACGCGCAGCGTAGCCCGCTTGCATTCTGTTGCGAAAGATTGTTTCTGGGGGGGCCTCCGCATCTCCGCCACGCGCGGCCTGACTAAGGGCGATAGCCGGGGCGGAGTCTGGGACGCGGTTTACAGTTGTGCCGGCTGTGTCGATTGCATCCCGCTGCGCACGCTGCGATAGCAGATAAGAGCGAGTCGCAGGACGCGCGCCCACGGCCGCCATTGGCAACGGATTTCCTGTTGTGATAGCAGTCAACGTCGCTGGAATCCAGTCCAGCGGACTGGTAGCATTTGGCGCTTCTTTCAGCGACTGCGCCGCTTTAGGAAAGGCCTGGCCAAATTCGGCTGCCTTTCGCAAATCACCACTCAACGGTTTGTTCTTTGCCAAGTCCGAAGCGAGTTTGATGGCATTCACAGCGCCAGTTTGAGGATTGAGCGCGTTTTGGACCGTCCAACTTTTGGCGATCTGCTGGCGCGCGTCGCGAAACCCTTTGAGGATTTCGGCGCCAGGCTTACCAAGCCCCTGCAAGTGGGTTTCAAGCGTGTCTTCCAACGCTGCCGCTGCCTGGCGGTACGCCTTGCCCGATTGAGCTTCCCCAGCCCGGTAGGCTTTGTCAGCCCCCTCACGCATGGTGCGAATCGCGTTTAAAGCATCACCAGCATCAAACTGCGGGCTGCGCAGTGCCGCAATCTCACTCACAACCTCTGGCACTTTCATGCCAGGAAAGCTCTTTGACTGGCTGACAAATGGTTTGACAGCCTCGTCCAGAGCTTCGGTGAATGCCTTTGTAGGTGTGACCATCCCAGCCGCTGCGACAGGCGCATAAGCCGCCGCCGCCTGTTTGCGCAACCCCTCCAAAGTATCGACGTTCAAATCAACTTCGTCGCTGATACCCAGGGCTTTGCGCGCGAGGCTGTTGGTGACGGTTTGATTGCGCACGGAGGCCGTTTGGCTGGTCTTTGCTTTTCCGCTGAAGCCCGACAGCGCTTCGATTCGCGCACCGGGGCTCAAGTCCACGGGCGGGATTACATAGCCATCTGCAGATGCGCGCATGGCGGCATCTCGCGTTTGACGCCCGCCCGGCGCCATTACTCGCGAAGGGCTCATAGCTACAGGCGCAATCGCCCCGGCAAGCCCCGCTGCGAGTTGCGCGCCTTCGCCTCCACCGCCTTCACGCACTGCCCCAGAAGCGCCCGCGCTCGCAGCCGCACTCACCGCTTGCAATTGAGGGTCTGCAGCCAGCACTTTCCCAACGCCCTGCACCACCGGCGATGCTGCGCCCTTGGCCAACGCCTGCCCAGCCTTCACAAGCCCGCCCGTCCCAGCCAGAGCCGCCGTGGCATCCCCAACGACCCGCTCTTGAGCGTTCTCAGGCTCAGGGAATCCAGCCCTCGACATGAGGCTATCGAGCGCCTTCCCTTGGTCTTTGGCGAAGCGAAAACCCTTGCCTTCGCCCATTGCTACGTCCAACCCTTTGTTGGCGACACCGGCAACAGCATCCGCAGCCATCGCTGGGAGCGCGGCCACGCCATTGACGGCGTGGCGGGCAGTCAGCCCCACCTGGCGCCCAACCTGCTGCACCAAGGAGCGCTCTGGCGTTGCGGGCGCGGCGGCTGGGGCTTGCGCTGGAGCTGCGTCAGCCAGTGGGGCCGACTTCCACCAATCATCCCCGCTTGCAGGTGCGGCACTCTGGGCGGCCTGGGGCGCGGCTTTTGGGGCGTCGGCCAGCGGCGCAGCTTCCCACCAATTCGCAGTGCTCATGGCTTGATCCTTGTGGTTCCGTCAGGAGCGATGAAGCGCGAGCCACTGGGCAGCTCAGCAAATGCCTGCTGGCTGTCGATCTTCATAGCTGATGCTGGAGTGACGGCAGGAGATGGCGCTGATGCAGTACCGGGAGGCTTTGTAGCCGCGCTGGTAGGCTCTTCCAAGCCCCAGTTCGCCAAATCCTTCGTATCCACGCCCGAGCGCTGCAATGCAGAGCCCAACTGGTCTCGAATGCGGCCCAGCGACTCAGCGAATGCGGGCTCCGACATGTTGAAGTTCAGTGCACCCACCGCAGCATTGATCTTGTCGCCCTCGGCGTTGGACAGGGCGCCCATGCCGCGCAATTGCTGGATCATGGGCAAGAAGGTTTGTGCCTTGAGCGTTTCCACCTCTGCAGCGAAGTCTGCGGACTGATTGCCGGGGATGAAACGGTTCAGATTCCAGCCACCGGTGGCGCCCTGTCGCCCTGGGCTAGCCAGCAACCGGTTGATCGTGCCGATGGCTTGGCGCGAACCGTCAAAGCCTGATTCTCTGGTTTTCGCATCGTCGGCCACTTTTGAGGCCGCAGGCCCACCCGGGATGGGCTCCATGCCGCCGTCCGCCTTCCAGCGGTAGCCAGGCGGGGCCTTGCCTTCCTGTTGCGCTTTCAGCCGTGCGGCTTCGGTCGCTGCCTGGGCCGAAATCCCAGCGCGTGTGTTGTTCCCGCGCTCCGTTACCAATGTGCGGGCCAAGTCGTTCTGCCGATTTGCGGCGCCTTCTGCAGTGGTGGCGTTGACCTGCAATCCCGCGCGCTGGAGATCGCCCTGCTCCCGCATGGCAGCCTGGGCTAGGCCCGGCGCGCTGGCTTGAAGTGCTTGGTCAGTGCCCAGCATGGCGCGGTAGGTCAGCGATTCAGGCGATTCGCCCTTGTTGCGGTCGAACCGGCCGCCGTTGGCCGTGATCGAGGATGCGGACACCAGGGCATTGCGCAGGTCGTTGCGCTTCTGCCAGCTGTTCTCGCTGGTCAGCACGGTAGGTGCCTGCACTGGAGCCGGTGCGTTGGGCATCAAGGCCATTGCATCGGCTGCGCCACGGCGCGCAAGTCCATCAGCGGCGCCCATGCTCTGCGTGCTGACCTGCCCGCCGTTTGGATTGGCTGGCATGGCGCCCATAGCCTGCACTGCAGGAGCCGGGGCAGACATGGATGCAGCGCGGGTCAGGGCGCCAGCGGGTTGTGTTGGAGCCTGGGCGGGCGCAGCCTGTGGAGCTTCCCAGCTGCCGGTCACTCCACCGGCACCGCCGCCACCTCCAGAACTGCCGCCACCACCATTCCAGCCAGGGGGCGCGCTTGACGGGATCTGCATCAGGCGCTTCTGCAAGTCATCCTCTACCAGCCCGCCGTCCGCATACCGGCGCGGCTGGAACCCGTAGGCCGCACGGCTCTGGAACGTGGATTGAGGCATGGAGATACGCGAGTCCACCGGAGGCGGTGCTGGTGGCGTGGGCTCAGGTGGTGGCGCAGCGGGCGCGCGGGCGGTCTTGCTCCACTCGGGCCGGTTGGTGATGGACGCTGCCGACACGTCGGCATTACGCTGCTTGTTGCGGTCCAGCCAGCCCATGGCTGCCGCTGGTTGTGGTGCTGGAGTGGGTGCAGTGGGGGCCGCTGCCGGAGCCGGAGGCGCGGTAAGCGCGGCCGCTGCATTCTGGGGAGCAGGCGCTGCTCCGGGCTGCTGCTTGGCGACTCGGTCCCACTCAGGGTTGATCATGCTGACCACAGTGTTTGGCGGGCGAGTTGGTGCTGGGGGTGCAACGGGCTGCGATGGCACAACGCTGACCGTACCGTTTCCAGGCTGATAGCCGGAATCCACCTGGGTCACGCCAGGGTCGCGCGTCACCGCTGCGGCATCGCCAAAACTGTTGGGGCGGTTCGGGTCCACCATGCCGCCGTCTGCGTACATCTGGGGCATCTGCGCCATGCGGTCGGCCGGGTTGAAGCCCTGGGCGCCGTCATCGTCGTCCACCTCGGAATCAGTCTGCCCACCGTCTTCGCCGTTCACGGGCGTGTGCGTGGCGTCCTTCATGAGCTTCAGCACGGCCTCGCCAATGGCCATCACCTGCTCAGGAGGAAGCTTCATCTCACCATCGCTCAAGCGGACAGGAACCGTGCCCATCTTCTCCAGCGCGCTCGGGCCGATTGCGGCCGTAGAGTCGGCGGGCATGATGTACGTGCCGGGCTCGGCTTGGTCGGGGATGCTGTCGCTGGTTCCAGTGCCGGGGCCGCGCACCATGCCGCCACGGGCCAGCATCTGCGGCTGCTGCTTGAAACCCATGGCTTCCATTTTCGGAATCATGGCCATCAACTGGGCTGCTCGCGGGTCTGTGGGTGGAGCGGGAGTTGGAGCCGGAGCTGGCGTCTGTTTGAAGCCCATGGCCTGCATTTGGGGGATCATTTCGCGCAGCTGGCTCAGGCCGCGTGCACCAAAACCCACGGCGCCGCCATCTGCATAATTTTCTGGAAGTTGCGCGAGGCGGCGCGCGGCTGGCATGTTGACTTGCATGGATGGCCTTTCGGATCAATGCAGGCAGTTTTCCCGCGCGCGGCTGGCGCGTCGAACCCTACTGGGGGCGCCTACCAGCTGGAGCGAACGAGGGGTGGCCGATTGTCGCGCTGCTTGCGTTGAACGTTGGCATCGGGACGCGCGCCAAACGAGCGCTCAAACGATGCCTCAAACTCGATGGCCTTGGACTTGTCGAATGCGTCTGCGTCCTGCTTGAGGTATGCGCAGCGATAGACCCAGTCTTTCAGGCGTTCATGAAACCGCTCTGGCAGCTCTGGCTTGGCCGTTCCGTTGGCGGCAGTGAGTTTGTTGAGTGCGCCACGATTGACGGTCAGCGCGATGGTTCCAGCGCTGGTTGGAGTGGGCCATAGGCGCACCCTTGCCGGAGAACCCCCGCTGGCCTGCTCGAAGATGTACCGGCGCGGCTCGCCCGTCCTGCTTTCCCAGTTCGAGGATTCGCAGTAGTCCATGGCCTCCACGCTGGTTTCGTCCAATGGGCGGCCTAGGTAGGAAATCCGCTTGATTCGGATGACCGAAGGGTGCAGGTTGTACGTTGACACACCGGCCGACAGCGTGACGCTGCAAACAGCCGGAGTTGCCCGGTCTTCGGTCAGGAACGCCCGTTCATTCGCCTCCTGTACCGCGTCGTTGAGGTAGCGGACGATGTCGGCATCACTCCACAATTCCCCATCAACACCGTCCCGAAGGTCGGCACGGAAGGCGGCGATGAACTCTGAGACGTTCATGGTTTTGTCTTACGCGTCGGGCTTGGTCATCTCTTCAAAGACAGCATCCACTTCGGTGCGCGATGCCTGGAACCCCAAACGTGCGTTGAGCTTCTTCAGGTTGGGCTTGCCGTCGTCGTTGAATGCGTCCTGATCTTCGCCATCCATCAGCGCATTGATGGCGTCAGCGATGACTTGCTTGCGGTCGAACTGCGGGGCCGAACCAGCAACAGGCGCGACCTCGTCGCCAGCCAGGGCGCCACGTGCGATGGCCTCTCGCTGGAACATCGGCTCCAGGTCCACGCCTTCGGGCGGGATGACGCAGGTATGGCCGGTTGTCAGAGCCACATGCATAGGCTCGTCAGTGGGAGAGCGAAATTTCATGATTTTGTCCTTCAAAAAACCCGGTGGTGATCAAGCCACCGGGTGCAAAAGGCCGTTTCCGGCCTGACCACTGAGAAAGGGTTTAGCCTTGGCTGAAGGCTGCGCGGCCGTCCACGATGTACTCGACAACGAGACGACCCACGCCAGCGGAAGGCGCCGTGCCGGTGCCATTCCAAACGACACCCACGGTGCTGGGTTCGCTGTACTTCTTGCCGGTCACCACGATTGGGATTGCGCCAACAGCGGTGATGTCTGCCGACAGGGCCGCATAGGTGTCCTTGGTGGCGGAGGCAGAGCCCACCTTGTCACCAATGGAGAACTTGTCGTCCGTGGCGGAGTTGAACAGCGTGGTGATGGCCAGATGGCCGCCAACTACGATGGCGTTGCCGGGCAGATCAACGGCAGCCATGTAGGTGTCGTCGGTCACGTCGGCATAGGTGAAGTCGGCAGTGGCCGCGATGACTTCCTGGCGGCCAGATTTCTTGGTGATGGTCATGATGAAATTCCTTCAACAACAGGGAATGGATGAACGGGGCCGAAGCCCCGCTCGCTTGGCTGCTTATTGCAGGTAGTGGTCCACGGACACCACACCGAAGTCCTCGACGGACTGGTTGTAGATGCTGTAGAACTTTGGCTTCAGGAGGCCGAACATCTTGTCGATGTTGATGCCCTGCTGGCTGCCGTACTGGAACGTCTTCTCGTCCCATTCGGCGGGGCCAAGGTCGGCCATACCCAGAGCCTGAGCGCCGCACAGCAGCGTGCGGGTGCCATTCACCAGACCACCAGAACCCCACTTCGAGCCCGATGCAGCGCCCTTGGTGGTGTAGACCAGGCGGTGTTCGTGGATTACGGCACCGTCAACGGTCACGGTTGCGCCGGTGAACCATGGAGAATCCGCGCCGGACTTCGTGGCCACCGCCACCACTGCGCGCTGGTAGTCGGGATCCTTCTTCAGGGCCGCCAGCGTGCCAGGGGCAACCAGGAGCACGTAGTACTCCTTGCCGCCTTCCATCAGAGGCTTGACGTAGTTCTCTTTCGCGTAGGCGATGAGATCCACGATCATCTTGTAGCTTGGCACGTAGCCGGTTGTGATGCTGCCGGTTGCGGAGACAGCCAGCGACGTACCGTCCCACATCAGCGAGCGCTTGGCCGAAGGTGCAGACACATCGGCGGCGAATGCCAGGTTGGGGAACGGAGAGCCAACGCGGGCCGCGCCGTTGTTTTGGAAGGCGTAGCTGATGCCAGACAGCGTCAGGAACGTCAGCTGATCGGTGCGATTGGCCAGCCAGTAAGCAAGGCGGTCCTTGCCCATCTCGCGGAAGTTGATCACCGTCTTCTGGTCAGCCAGCTTGCCCTTGTTGCGCACGCTGTGGGTGAGCTGATCAATGGTGATGATCTGCGAGTACGACTGCATCGATTCCTCGTTGCCTTCGCGCTCGTTGTCGCCGATCACGCCGTCTTGGACCAGGTCGGCCACCAGATGCATGATGACCTGCTCGCCCTTTTCGGTCTTGGTCAGCTCGGTGATGCGCTGGATCATCGCGTTCTGGCCGGTGCCCAGGAAACGCTTGACGAACATCTGGTCGCGTGCGGCGGACCACACATCGCGAGACCAGACAAGTTTTTGCTGCGGCGTCAGGGCCGCAAAATTGGTCAGGCTCATAGCCATGCTCCTTGATTGGTTACGGACTAAGGCGTGCGCTGCCAATGCGAGAAACATGACTACAAGGCGGTCAAGAGCGCCTGGCCGTTTAACGTCCTGCCGTGTGGACGAAATCACCCTGGAGAGGATGGCCAGCAGGCGGGTGGTCTCCCGCTGGCCCTGAGCGTCAGTCGCCGCGCAGGCGCTTCTTCTCAGCCGGTGTCAGCGCCTCGAATTGCTCCTCGGTCATCTGACTAACATTCACGCGTGCGGCGGTTGCCCGCTGCCCGATACCAGCCTGCAATGCCGGTGGTTGAGCGGTTGAATCCGCTGCACCACGGGCTAGTGCTGCTGCTGGACGTGAGTCTTTCGCAGGTTCGCCATTTGCAGAAACCCTACTGGGGGGCGCCTCGCCTTCAGGGGCGAATTTCGGGGCGATGGTGTTCGCTGCGTCTGCCAGTGCGAGGTGGGGAGGCATGCCGTTTGCAATCTTGCGGTCGCGCGCAGCCAGGATTAGTTCCAGCGTGTCTGCGCCTTCCGGAGTGTTCAACCATGGGTAGGCAGCCGACACGCTTTCGGCGGTGGTCTTCAGCAGCTGCGCGGACTGCCGGGCCGTCAGTTCCTGAGTGGCTTGGGCAGATGCCTGGTGTTGGAGGTATGCGTTGATCTGGCGGCGAATGGCCACAGCGCCCTTCGTGTCACCCTCCATGAGAGCGGCAACATAGGCTTCTTCCTGGGCCTCGACGTCGAATTCACCAGCTGGTGCTGCGGCGGCAGTTGCAGGGGCTGGTGCTTTCGCAGCTGGCGCCGGTGCAGGTGTTGGGCTTGCAGCGTCGGGCTTAGCGCCCTTCAGGCGAGCGATTTCTTCATTAGCGGCGGCCAGCGCAGCAAGAGCGTCCTTGCGCTGCTGGTTCACTTCATTGAAGCGGCCCTTTGGGATGCCAGTGGCAGCGGGGCGCCCGTGTTCGCCAGCAGCATCGTCTGCGCCGCCTTGACCTTCGCCAGTCGCTTGATCTTCCTGTTCTACTGCGTTGGGGTCTGCATCTCCAGAGCCATCGTCGTTGGCCTCGACCAGCGATGCCAGGTTGTCTGCGGTCAGAGCAGGGTCAACCACATCGCCGCGATCCACCACAGACGTGTCTGTTCCACCGGTGTCGGTGCCATCTTCGCCAGCAGGAGCCATTACGCGGGTCATCATCATCTTGAGCAAGGGGTTCATGGTTTGGTCTTTCTCAGTGGTTGGTGTTTTGTTACTTCTTCTCGGTCTGCAGGCTCTGCAGCTCCGCGATCTTTTCCTTGGCCTTTGCCAGGGCGGCTTTCAGGCGCTTGGGGTCCTTGCGGATCTCTTCGGCTGCAGCCAAAGCGCGCATGTCGCTCTCGGCGCGCCAGTCCTGCTCGCTCTTGTCGCTAACGGTGATTCCTTTCATGCCGATCTCCTTTAGTTGGTTGGAAATTCAATCGCGGGTCTGCTCGCGGGCAATGGCGTGCACCACCCCGTGGAAAACGTAGGCCGCAGCGCGCTCGGAAGCGGACAACGTGGCCACAGCCACCCCGTGCTGGGCGGTTGGGTGAAGTCCTGGGTTGTTCAGGAATGCCGCCACCCGGGCGCAGGTGTGGGCCTTTTCCTTCTCCGGCAGCGACTCCCAAGGCGGCGTGGTGTAGTTGCCATAGGCGGTGTTGTGGCCAGCGACGACTTCATGGGCAACGCGGGCGATGGCTTTCACCAGGCCGTCGTCTGCGGTGTTGGCGCCTTCTTTGGCTGTGGTTTCTTGCTGGGTGGTCATGGTCTTCTCTCTCAGTGGTGGTCAAACGATCACGCCATCGGCTTCTGGCGTCTCAATCCCGGCCTGAAACCCAATGTCAGGGCTGGCCGGTGTGGTTGGGTCTGTGTTCGAAGGGAATGGGTCAACAGGCGGCGCGGCCATGGCGGCTTCAGCCAGTTGCGGCACGATGGTCCCGCCGTTCTGATCCTTGAATCCCACGGATGCGGCCAACTCGTCGGCCAGCGGCGCGGTCTGCGGGATGGTGGCCAGCACCTGGGCGGTCTGGGCGGCGCTGTAAAGCGTTTCCATGTCCGTGTTCGTGGCGTCGGAGTCGGCCTTGCGTGCCTGGGCCATGGTGAGCTGGGCGCGCGCTTCAGCTTCTGGGTCAGGCGGCGGGGCACCGGCTCCGGCCATCTGCTCCATGAGTTCGTGCTTGTCCGTCAGGTTGGAGTAGCGCAGCGCTGCCGTTGGTGGCAGCTGCACTCCAGCCTTCATCAGTTCGATGACCTGCTGGAACTGGCTGTTCTCAAACGTCACCTGCATCGGCTGCTCGGTGATGACCACGTCGTATTCGCCCACCGTGACGTCGTACAGGTAAGAACCAGTTTCCGGGTCGAACTTGTTGATCTCCAGAATCTCTTCCTTCGGCTTGCCGGTCTTGGGGTCTGTCTCGGTGATGCGAAAGACGCGGTAGCTGTCGTAGTAGCGCTGGATCAGCTTCAGGATGCGGGCAGCCAATAGCTGGCGGGTGTATGCCAGGTTGTCCAATGGGACGGCCAACTGCTGCTGGCTTGCGAACTGCTTGGCCTGGATGGCTACGCCGCTGCTCTCGGGCCCTTGCTGGCCGCGCATTGCCTCGGGCACCGTCACGTCTTTGAGGGCCTTGGTCGCGCGGTCGATCAGCTTGTCAACGCCAGTCGGGATCTGGTTGGGCAGGATCTTCTCGGGTTTCGCGGTCCCCTTCTGGAACTCGATCACCAACCCTGTCTTGGCGCCCAATTCCTCAAGATCCTCGACGGTCATGTTTGTGAGGCTGTTTTCCTCCACGATCCAGCCGCTGTTGGCGCTGGTGTTGATGATGTGGATGTATTGGCTGACGGCCTTGTTCAGGGCCTCTTGTGGGCCAATGGCGTCATCCACCATGCCACGGGTCATGCCGCGCCGAAAGTAGGCGAAGTAAGGGACGACCGTGAAGTGGTCGTAGGGGCTGTAGCCTTCGTGCAGAGTGGTGCTGAATGTGCTGACCACCCACTTGATGCGTCGGCGCATGCGCTTGGCCTTCACCGCGCCCTTGTTCAGAGCATCGGCTACCGATTCCTCGGACATGTTGGCCATGATGATGATGTCCCCGCTCTCGGGATACACCAGGCAATCGGTCTTTTCGAACACCGCGATCTGGCGGTCGATGACGCGATAGCGCTGCATCCCGTCGCCGCCCATGGTGAAGGCGTCGTATAGGCCGACATTGCGGTCGCTGCCGAACTTGTTGCGGCGGACTTCGTCGTCCGTCTCTCCGTAGTCCTGGCCTTCGTCGCCGGATGCCGCCGCCTTGTCGCGCGCCTCCTTGCCCCACAGCTGCTCGATCTCGTCCAGCGTCAGCCAGCGTGAAACCGTGACATCACCCCACTTGTCTGGGTCGTAGCTCTTGGCGTCTGGGTCTGGGATGACGTCGCGCGGGTCCAGCCCAAAGATCGTGACATCGCCTTTCATGTTGCGGTCGAAGTCCATGCGGATGTCGTAGTAGCCGCGCTGCTCGATCAGGCCGTCGCTGTACACCTGCGTCTCCAGCCAGTGCAGCTTTGTGCTGTCGGCGATCTGCATAGCCACCTTGGACAAGATCGTTGCCGTGTTCAGGTCGCCTTGTTCACCGCGCGGTTTGAACGCGATGTCCATGCGGTTCTGGATCTGGTAGCCGATGGCGCTGTTCACGCTTGGCTTGACCTCGTTGAACTCGTAGAACGGCCGCCCCTGGGAACGCAGGATGTCCTTGTCCACATCGCTCCACTGCAGCCCGCCACCCATGTACATGCGCTGGCAGAGTTCCGCCTGCTCGGTGTACTCGATGTGCCCACGGTCCTTGCCGTACTGGTAGCGAGCCCAGTTTTCGCGCGCGCTTTGGTCGTTTGCCATGGTGTTCAAGCGGCCTGAGCCGATCCGTTCGATTTGTTCTTGATGCCGAGGCGGTCGCGCCAGCTCTTTGGCTTGGTGCCGGGCATGTAGATTTCGCGGAAGCCCTGTGCGAACTGCCGGAAAGCGTCTGCCCCGTTGGAGGCCCAGTCGTGCAACGGCTCCTGCTTGTAGTCGCCAAGCTTCTCGTCCCACTCGCGGCGGTAGGCCTCCATGGCCGCCACACCGTCTGCGCACTTGTCCTCATCGAAATAGCAGGCAGGCAGCACGGCCCGGGTCTGGTTGATCGAAGACACGAGGTTTTCTGTGCGTGGAACAACGGTAAATCTGTGCCCAGGCAACAAGTCCTGCAGCAGCATTCGGACGCTTTTCCCGCCAGATGCGAGTGTCTTGTTCTCAGCGTCGTGCGGCAGATAGTGCTGGGCGTAGGTGTATGGGCGACCTTGCAGCTCCTGCGCAAAAAAGCCCAAGTCTTTGCCGCTGCACTCGATGTAGTCGATGAATCGGTGCTCCATGCCAACCCGCTGGTGAAACCAGATTGCTGTGGTGTCGTTCCAACCCAAATCCCAAAAGGTATTGACTGGCGCACCAGCAAGTAATGGGATCTTGAGAACTCGCCCAGCAAGGCGGGCGGCCTCCATCTGCTCGGCGTAGTACGCCCCTTTGATGTTTGGCGTCTCCCACCGGCCCATCAGCAATGCACGTTGCTCTTCCGCCGACAGCAGCAGTAGGGTCTGGCGGTAGCCGCTATCAGCCAGGTGAGGGTTGTCGCTCAGACGGGCAGAAATGAACCTGCGCCCGTGTTCGTGTTCTTCGCCGGTTTCCGGGTCTTTAACGGCCACCTTGAAGCGAGTGGATGTGCCTTCGGTCGGGATGCGCCAGTATTCCTTGACCCAGCGGAAGCCTGGGCCATCCGGATTGGTGGTCGCGCGCACATAGCAGGTGATGGCTGGGTCTTTCGAGCGCAGCCGCGACAGCATGTACCGATAAGGCACATCGGTCGGGAACAGCGTCAACTCGTCCCAGCCTATGTACTGGAAGGCGCGCCCACGGTATTTGAAGCGGTCGCTGTCGTACTGCATGTGCCCGAACTCGACGCGCGCCCCGCTTGGGAAGGTCCAGATGTGGCTGGTCTTGTCGTATTCGCCACCAAACGCAGGGTAAAGGTCCTGCGAGCGGTCTATCAGGTCGCGCAAGTCTGGGAAGGTGCGCCGGAAAATGATGGCTTGATAGTTTCGGTTCTCTATGGCTTTCTGCTGCAAGCCAAGCGCATCGATCAGCAAGCAATCCGACTTGCCAGCGCCAGCCGCACCGCCGTACAAAACCTCAAGATCCACGGCCGAAAGAAGCATTGACTGCTTCGGCGCAGGCTTCCACAAAACATCGTCAGCAACAGGCGCGAGGATCACGATGGATCCTTCGCTGGAACAACCACCACGCGGACGTTTGGCTTGGTCTGCTCGTTGTCCTTCTCGTACATCCCCAGGATCTTGGAAGCCTGATCCAACGCCACGTTCTTGTTGGCGATCTTGTATTTTTTGACGTGTCCGACCAACACACGGTCTTCACCATGGCCCACCCACTCTTCCAGCACATCCAGGCCAACGATGCACGCGGCGGTGTCGTCGTCCAATTCCGTGATGGCCAGCGGAGTGCCGTCCTGCGCAAACATCTTGCGGGCATCAAAGAAGGCGATTCGGGCGATCTCCCGTTGCACGCGCTCCTTGGTCAGCTCCATGGCAGCTAAGCGTTCATCCTGGCTCGCGGCAATGACCGACTGCTTTTGCTCCAACAAGGAAGCAATTTGAGGTTTTCGGAGGTTTTCCGCCCCTATCTTGTAGGCTGTCTTTGCGCTGTAACCCGCAGCCAGAGCGGCTTGCGTGGCATTCCCGGAGATTAGGTATTCCGCTACAAACTTTGCCTGCTTTGGCAGTAAACCATTCACGCGCGCTGCGCCTGCGCCCTTCTTTGTGGGGGTCGCGGAAGTAGTTTTGGTGGTTTTGGCAGCTTTCGCCACCCTTTGCTTCGCCATGGCCCGGAGTGTTCCGGGGTTGGTAACTTCACGCGAACCCTACTGGGGGTGGCGAAATCGTGCCGCAGAGTCTTTCGGGGAATTCTCAGGATCATCTGAGTGCTGGCGCCGTGCCAGTCTTCACAAAGTAACCCAAATGCTCACCATCCTGCGCTCTATTGCTGAGGGCAAAACCCAGTGGTCTCTGGAGGAACTTGCGGCAGATTCGACCATCCTCTCCCGGCTACAGGAAGCCCAGAGCTTGGTGCTTGTTCACGGCCTGCTGGTGGAGCCGATATGCAAGGGCCGATACATGCATGGCGTTCCGCTCGGAGCTAAGGTGTCCGGGCTTACCGAGCAAGGTGCGTTGCACGCCAGGAGTGATTGACTCCGGGCCCTTCCCCCGGATGGCTTGTGGGACTTTCACCCCATGTGGTGGCCGGTGGCGTGCCCGGTGTGTCAAGCGGTTGCCTGGTCCCAGGTTTCCGTCAGACGGTCACGCTCTTGAATTCCGGCAATTATTCTCTTCTGGCGCGCTTCTGGCGTTTCGTTCCGCCCATCTTCTAGCGCGACAGTATTTTCACCGCCGAATTTATGCAGAGCGGCGCGAATTTTCGTTAGGCAGTCTGAAGCTGCTTCCAAGTGAGTTGGGCCTTTGCCAATCACTTCGAAGGAAACGCCAGCCACATGAACCCGCATACTCACTCGGCACCGCCAGCAATTGCCACTTTGCCAAAGCATTGGTGCTCCATGCGCAGAAAGTGTGCTCAATGTGGTCTCAAGATTCATACGATCTCTCCTGTGAATATTTGGCGATGGCAAGGAAACTCACGACACCGCCTCCAGCAACGGCAGCTGCGCCGGGTTCGTGGCGATGACCGTGCGCAGGCCGTCCACCTGGCGCTGGAGCTTTCGGACCTGCTCCAGCAGCTGCAGAGTGTGGTGCGTGGCCTCAATGACAGCCGTCTGCGCGGATGCCCCGGCCGCGAACGGCGCCACCTGCAGCCGCCATTCGTGCGGGGTGAACTCCATCACGGTGTCGCCCTTCTCCAGCTTCACATGGCCGGTTGGCATCGCGATCAGGATTACCGACTCACTGGGCTCATGCCGCAGGCTGGGTTTGTAGATCCCCCGGGCCGGTGAAAAAATGTCCCCGCGCTCCTTCAACTCCTTGATGCAGTCGTTCACCGTGACCACCTTCAAGCCGGTGTGGCGGACCAGCGCGGACACGTTGATCTCCATCTCTTGATCGTTCAAGGCGTGCACAGCTTCCAGCACCTGCACGCGGCTGCTGCGCTTTTCACTGAGGTTCTTGTCGGTCATCATCAATCTCCCGGTAAAATCTGATTTGCTCAGGACCAGAAAGTCCGGGATCGCCACCCTCGGGTGGCTTTCCTTTTTCAGGGGCTCACCTCTCCACCTCTGCCATGTCGCGCACCTCTGGCGCCTTCGACTTGGTCCGCAGTGACGTCTTCTTGATCCAGCGGTCGTACTCCGCACGGCTCACGCATTGCCTTTGCAAATCGTGGAACTGGTAAACATCGCGGAATGCTTGCAACCCCGGGCCGCTGGTTGCCATGCGCCGTGTTTTCTCAAAGCGCAGACCTGCAGCAATAAGCTCGCGCTCGGCCCGCTCGCAGGCCTCCAACGCCTCGGGGCCGATACCGCCGCGCGCCATGGTTTCGCAGATGTTGAGCATCCCGGTGATGTCCGCCCACTCCTGCAGCGTGGCGGACCCAGTACGGAAAGCCTCCACGGCGGCCAGTTCGCGGGCGCGAAGTTGGTTCAGCAGTGCCTCGGATGTGATGGCCGCACCCTCGATAGCGTGCGTGACGGCGTTGATGGATGTGCTCCACACCTTGCGCTTGCAGTGTTTTCTCGTCATTGATGCGCTCCCAGAGCAAAGACGCTGTTCGGCTGTGTCTGCCGGGCGATGGCCACGGTCGTGACGGGCTCGGGCCTGGGCTTCTTTGGCTTGTCCGGTGGACGGGTGGTCACAAGAAACGCTTGCCAGCCAGGCTTTGTTGCAAAAACTGGCGGGTTCACGGTTCTGTCTGCCGTCACCAGTCCACGAAACGCACAGCGGCGCAGGTATTTGCCCACTGTGTCGCGCTCTATGCCAGTGGCGGCAACCACCTGATCCCGGCTCATGGGGCCGTTGGCGTCCAGTGTGTTGAGGATCGCCTTGGTGTTTTCTCCAAGGTAGTGGCGGGTTGTCATGGTTGTGCTCCTGCGTGTGGGAACGGGTATTTCTCGGGCCAGACGCCCATGGCGTGGATCTGGCGCTGCGTGTCGGCCACCCATGCGGCTTCGATCAGGCGGCGGGCTTCCTTGCTGAACAGAGCCCCACTATCAAAGTAGCTGTGGCATCCGCGCTGGCCCGGCCGGTCGGCACAGAGGGGGAACGTCTGCAGGTCGCAGGCCTTGGTGCCCATGCCTTTGCCGGTGTTGCTGTGCGCGGCCTGACTGTGGCCCCAGATGCCGCAGTGCTTGCAAGGCAGCTGTGCCACGAGGCGCAGATAGGCCTTGCTGCGGATGGGCTCGGTCTTCGGCGCAGCCACGGGCGCGGCCACCACCGACTGCGGCGCGCGGAATGCTCCTGGCGTCACGGTAGGCGTGGCACGCACGCGGTCTGGGTCGCGTGGCTCGCGGCAATGCACGCGGAGTTTGAATCCGGTGCGTTTCATTGGCCGCCCCCTAGCAACGTCTCAAAATAGAAGACGACAGGCTTTGGCGACAGGCTGACCAACCCATATCGGACTGCACGACGGAAGGTGCTCACGTCACGGGCCAGCACCTCGTTGCTGCGCTCGATCATTCCGCGCCAGGATTCGAGGCTCATGCTGTGCTTGTCGATGTTGCAGGGCGGGCATGCCGGATTCATGTTCTCCAGCGTGTCGCGGTGCGGATAGTCCGGTCCGCGCGGCGGCGTTGTGAATCCTGCGCGCTTGAACCAGTCGTTGCGCACAATGGGCTCGATGTGGTCTGCGTGCCACTTGTCGCCCAGTGGCTGGCCGCAGTACGCGCACCGTCCGCCGAACTTCTCGCGCAACGCGGCGCGTTGTGGTTTTGTGAGCTTCATGACTGCAGCCCCCCGATGATTTCGCCCGTGTCCGGGTCAACGTCATTGATCCCCAGTGAAGTAGCAGACCAGATCACACCCTTGTCGCTGCCGAAGGCATGGCAAAGGTCGATGACGGCGATCATTTCCTTGATCGTCATCTGGCTGGTGCTGCGTCCGCGCTGGATGCTGATGAATCCCGTGCCGTCCATGTTGGGGACCAAGTCCTGGCCGTCGAGGTGGCCGGTAATGAAGTCCTTCCAGCCCTCCTTGGTCAACTTCTTCCCAAACCACGTCACCTGCTTGGACAAGTCGGTGAGGCAGGACCACATCACGCGGTTCTGCTTAGCGCTACGGGTTTCGGTACGAGCTTCCAGCAGCACACGGCGGCCGGAGAACAGCATTGCCTTGATCCAGCGCCATGCGTTTGGGAGGTCGGAGGCGGCCTGTGGGATGTTCGTCAGGCGGATTGAAATGCGGTCATCAGACATTGCGCGCCCCTCTGTACGGCCACGCCACCATCGCCGCGTCCCTTGTGTGCTCATTGCTGGCGCCGGACCAGCCGGTGATCTCCGCGAACCGCGCCGCGTCAACCTTCGCGCCCTTGCTCTTGGGGCTGATGCCGTGGGCGGGAATGTCCAGCTTCGCGCAGATAGCCACGATCAGCTTGCACCACGCATCCACCTCGCCCACGTTGCGGGCCATCTTCAAAGCGGCCGGCCGGGACTTGATCGAGGTCCAGGTGTAGGACTCCAGACGCGAATCCTCAAACACCACGCGGGCCGGGCGCGTGGCCTCGATGCACTCGGCAATGTCAATTGGGGCGACCGTGGCAAGGTTCATCAGCTTGCCGTTGATGTAGCTGGCAATGCCGGTGTGGGTGCCGGGGTCTATGCCTAGAATCAGCATGGCGTTCTCCACTGCAGCCATGCGCCGCGTAGATAGACGGCGCTGTATGCCAGCGAAAGAGCCAGCAGCCCCCATGCCGAAGACTGCAGCGCGAACGTGATCCAGAACGGCTGACCACAAAGCCCAACAATTGGAGCCCATCGGCGCGCGCGGGTGTTGTGGCCCATTGCCATGAACATCGCGGACAGGCCGAAGAAGGCGAGGGCAAACTGAATCATTTAGCGCCCCCCCCACACGTGGCTCTTGCAAACCGGGCAGAGCACGTACCATTGCCCGTTTCCGTGCGGGTACAGGTCCCACAGCACCTCTGAGTGCTTAAATTCCAACTCGCTCTTGCATTGGTTGCAGGTCTCGCGGTGGATCTTGTCTTGCGGCAGTTCGCCGCGTTTGATGACTTTCATACGGCCACCTCTTCGCGGCTGGGCACTGGGAGCCAGGACAGGCTCTCGTCTTGGGCGTCGTCGCCTGGGTCGCGGATAGGGCGAAGAATTGCATCTTCAATGACTCGCCGCTCGACGTTTACGATTTGCCCATCAAGCAACCCCATTGCTGGCAAATTACCACCTCCAGCAGCACGGCACACCCAAGAGGCATAACCTGTAACGAATCTAAGTCCATCAATGCACTCAATGCCAGACGCAAACCTTTCAACAACCACAAACCGACCAGCAAGTCCAGGCGTTTGCACCCCGGAATTCACAACGTATGCAAGATCCCCAGGCTTACAGTTGAGCTTCATGATTCACCCCTTCCTTCCTTGCGGCTCCACCTGCCACTCGGCACGCTTTGCCATTGATCTGATTTCCGCCTCTGGCAAGCCAAGCGCCACGGCTTGCCCAAGTGCCGAACGACAGCGTTCCGCCTTCTGGCTCGGGCCAAGAGGCAATCGGCGTTGAATAAACTGGATTCGTCTCGCTGCACAGTGCAAGCACCCCTCTGCAAATAGGCGTGAGTGCTCGGGTGAAGTACGGGCGTCGTTGCAGGCTTCGCATGTCACAAGCCCTCCATCGCACAGCTACGGCGCGCGTCTTCACGGCTATTCACATGCGGACGCAGGGCGTCTGCGGTCTGGCTGACTTCCTCGTAGGTTCCAATCCCGATCACCAAGTAGTCGTTGGTGCTATTCGTGAGGAAAAATGTGCGGCCCTTCTTCACGGTATCCATCAACATTTCAATGTGGAAACAGTTTGATTTCTTGCTCCAAAGGAGCGCGTAGGTTTCGGGCTGCATCAAACCTCCTCGGTGTATGAATTGGTGCGCCCCATTTGCTTCGTGGGTGGCGCGAGCGATTCGGTGGATTCGGTCCAGCGCTGGTGCGGCCCTTCGAAGTGCAGGGCAAACTCACCAACCCGGCCTTGACGGTTCTTTGGAACCGCGCAGCCGATCGTGTTGGCGAACTGGCCCACCTTGTGGCGCCACAGCATCAGGACAACATCGGCGTCTTCTTCGATCGCGCCGGATTCCTTGAGGTCCGACAGCACAGGACGCCCTCCGGTCCGCTTCTCAACTTCGCGGTTCAGCTGGGACAGGGTCACGATCGAGATGTCCAGCTGCTTCGCCAATGCCTTGAGCCCCCGGCTGATTTCCTCGATCTGGTGGTGGCGGCTTTCCGAAGCCTTGCCGCTTGAGCACAGCTGCAGGTAGTCGATCGCCAACAGCTTGAGGTTGTGTTTGCGCTTGAGCGATCGCGCGCGCGAGACGATGTCTCCCAAGCTCAGGGCGGGTTGTTCGTCAAAGAACAGGGGCAGCGCGCGCATGGACTCGATCGCTTCGTTCACGCGGCTCCATTCGCCGCTGTCCAGCTTGCCGTTGCCGATGGCGTCCAGACGGATGCGGCCCAAGTTCGCCACAGTGCGATCGGTCAGCTCTGCACAGCACATTTCCATGCTGAACATCGCGGCGGTATGGCCCTGTTGCGCCACGTTCAGGCACAGCTGCTGGGCCAGAGATGACTTGCCCACAGAAGGACGCGCCGCGACGATGATTTGCTTTCCGCCCTTGAGCCCGCCGCCCAGCATGTGATCCAGAGTGGGGATCTGCGTGGGGATGCCGGGTTGCACCTTGCCGTCTGCGATGTCTTGCAGGCGGTCGATGAACCCCGTCACGAACGTGTCAACGCACTTCGGCTCCGACTTGGCAGCTGGCTGGGAAACCTTCTCCAGAGTCGTTTGCGCGGTGGCGATCCGATCCTCCACGGTCATCGTTTCGTCTGCCGCGATGCCTTTGATCTCACCGGCAGCGCGCTGCAGAGACCGGGATGCGGCTTTCTCCGCGACGATCTCAGCATGCTGGCGCAGCACGCGCATACCGACATAGGCCGATGTGCAACGGTTCAACTCCACCAGGGTTTGGGCCGCATCCTCTTCGGCCCCGCGCAGCGCTTCGTACACGCTGACGAGGTCAACCGTCTTACCGGCCAAAACCTGGGACTCGATCGCGGCATAGGCGCTGGCGAACAGGCCCACGGCGAACGAATCGCTTTTCAGCACATCGCCCACGGCGTCGTAAGCCTCAGCGCCAGCGACAAGCAGGCCACCAATCACGCCAGCCTCAGCTTCCGGCGACCAGTGCATGAGTTCTTCTGGCAGGTCAAGCATGTTCATTTGCAGCCTCCTTTTCAGCGCGGCGGGCGTCCGCCACTCGTTTTTCTTGCAGCCCTTTGGTCGTCCAGTTCGCAGGGCCTTCTGCGTTGCACGCCCACAGCCCATACCAGGACGACTTCACGCAGTTCGCAAAGGTCTCAGGCCAGTCGATGTACTTTTTGGCCTTGCGGGCGCCGGTCGTGTGTTCTTCGCGGAATCGCAGCCAGGCGATCGCGGTCATCTCATCGGTGATACCGGCGTCTGCGCAGTAGCGGCGAATGTGGTGGTCGTTCGGGATCGCCTTCACACCGAGCGCTTTGCAGGTGTCGAGGTAGGCGGCCAGGGTGACGGTTCGGGATTTCTGTTTTTCAGGAACGGGAGAGGTAGCGGGCTCGCCCGCGCTCTTCTCCTGCTCTTGGTCATGATCCTGTTCATGGTCATGCTCTTGTTCTTGGCTTCCAAGGGGCTTTGAAGGGGCTTTTAAGGGGCTTTCCTTGGCTTCCTCAACAGGTAGATGAAACGCTACAGAATAGATAGCTGCAAACGCTGATTTCAAATGCGCTGGCCCAATGTTTGACCACTCACGTTCGACACCCTTCACACGGTTGTCACCGGGCTTCAGAGACTCGGCCACTTGATATGCCGCCATGCGATGCACAAAGACGGTCTCCGAAGCCTCGTCGTAGGTGCAATACCCGGCTTCGATGAGGCTTTGAAGGGCCTTTGAAGCCCCTTCCATGCCCAGCCCGGTTTCGTGTGCCATGTACAAAACAGGGCAATGAAATACGCCGATCATGTTGGCGTGCGGGCAGGTCATCAGATACAGCGCCAGGACCTGAGCAGGGGCGTTCCCGCGCAGTGCCTTGCCTGTCTCCCCAATCCAGAACTTGGGGGAAACGACGCCGTAATCGCGCATCAGTGGCTCGCTTCCAAGGCTGCGAACTTGGCACCTTGGCGGGCCAGGGTCTGTGCCTTCTGTTCGTCCATGGCTCTGCGGGCGGCATCACGGTCGCCAAGGGCCATTGCGATTTCCAGGTCAACACCAGCCAGCTTTGCAGCCAGCTCGCGGCGCTTGTCAATCAGCTGGGCGAGTTTGTTGTCGGTGCTCATGCCGAAGTCCCCCGCTTGATCGCGTCATTGCGATCCAGAGCGCGGATAGGGCCGTCCATGGGTGCGCGGCTGGTGTTGGTCTTGCGTGGACGGACTGCGGGGATGTCGAGGTCTTTGCCGCGTGGGCGGGCCAGGGTGAATGCGTTGGCTTCCATCACGCCACCTCCAGCACACGTTCAACGTGCATCTGAGCCTCGCGCTCGCGGTAGGCGGTATTGAAGGTGTCCCACTCAGCGGAGCCCACGCAATAGTCGTTGGCTTCGCGCAGTGGGATGTGATGCTCTGCGGCCTCGCGGGCCATGGCCTTGATGTCGGCGGGTGTCAGGGGGCGGATCATTGCGACAGGCCCTCCATCTCACGCATCATCTCGGCCATCTTTGCGCGCATGGCCTGCAGCTTCTTGCCGTTGTCGTTGCGCGCATCTGCAGCCAGGAAACGCTCAATCAGGTACATGACCGGTGCGGTGTCGCCGGTCTTCTCGATGTACTTCTCCAAGCTGTCCACGCTGAAATTGCGGCTGGAGTCTTCGGACAACTGCACCGACAGATTGCTTGGCGCTTGGTCCAAGTCGATGGCCACGCGCTTGAGACCACGCTGGTACACGCCGGTAGCAATGCACTCGCGCAACGAACCGTAGCGGTCTGCAAGGCCCGGTTCAAAGTTCAGTGTGAGCTGGTCTTTGGAGGCGCTGATAACGCTTGATGACATGTCTTATCTCCGGGTATCACTGGTTATCAATGGCAGGCCAAACAATTGGCGCCATGAACACGAATAGAAAAACGCCCAGACCCGTAGGCCTGAGCAAAGGCCGCTGCGAAGCGACTGAGGAGGGAATTGGTGCGGGCCATGGGCTAGGCGCCTTTGCCGAGAAGCGAAATCACCCAGCACAAGAGGGCGATGCCGAAAACCAGATCAATGGCGACTTGGCCGGGAGTGCGTGCGGGAATTCGCCCAGAGGTGAGCCAAATGATTCGGCCGATGTTTTCCAACACCAGCAGTCCGAACATGACCCAGAGAAAGGTGGTCATTTACACGGCCTCCTGCTGCTTTGCCTTGCGGTCAAGGTCGATCTCTCCGCGATCAACAGCAGCAAAGAAGTCCAGCAACGGCTGAATGGTCCCGATGCGCGGGTTCTCGCGGCTGCCGTAGACGAACTTCCGGATGAAGCTCAAAGCAACCCCGGTGTGATCCGCAATGGCCTCAAATCGCGAAGCCCCGGCCTCGCGAAGACGGCGCTTCAAGTGATCTGCAATGGGTTCAATGGTGTTAGTCATGGCTCTTAATACCGATTTCGGTTTGAGTGTGCCATACCGTTTACGGTTTGACAAGCAGAACAATGTCCGCATGACCAAAAAAGAGCTGCCCGAGCCTGAGAGGCGCAACGACGCGCTGGCTTGGCACTTCAAGCGCATCGCTGGAGAGCGTGGCATTGAGACGCTGCGACTCCAGATGAAGGAAGCTGGTTACGACATTGGCGCCGGTACGCTGTGGCGCCTTTCGCGTGGCGACGAAGGGGTGAGGGCCGCCTCCATCAAAAAACTGGCCGCTTACGCAGGGCGCGAGCCGGATGAGCTTTTGCGGATGCCCGGCCCAACAAAGAGGGGGGCCGCGTCTCCAGGCCCCACCCCACCAGGTCAGCGCTTCGACTCAGTGACAGAGGACGAGCACAACATGCTGATGCTGTTCCGGGGAATGTCAGACGATGACCGCGCCGAACTCACGGCAGAGATGGGCAAGCGGGCGGCCAAGTGGGCAGAGCTAGTGCAGAAAGTCCTGGCGCAAACCAGAACTGTCAAGAACGGCAACGATTGACCCGGCACAGTGCTGGGCAAGTGGGAAGACGGATAAGCCGAAAGGAGCCCCATGAACTACGCCACCGAAATCGAAGCCCTGCGCATAGTCTTGGAGACTGTGATGGATGGGCACCCAGACCCAGACCTGGCCGTGGCCCAGGTGGATGCACTGATTACAGAGATGCGCCAAAACGCCGCTGGGAGCCTTCAACTCCAGACGGCCGACCCGCTGCGCGTCGCAGTGGAGAACATCAGAGCGACGCTGGTTTGAAGCTGGTGGATGTGAGGGAATGCCGGGAAGACCGGCTGAAAGGACCAAAATGAAAGTTGTTTCGGTAAACCGGGAAAAGACCGTTGGCTTCAAGCAAATCGCGTTCAACGTCGATCAGGAACTATCGCCGGAGTTCGTTTCTAAGATCTCCTACGGCAGTTTGAAAATCACCGGCTCAGGAACGGTGCTCATCGTCCAGTTGCCAGCGGATGCAGACACTCCATTCAGCGCCGCATCCGTGAGCACGCTCAACCAGAAGCTAAGCGATGCTCAGGACGCCATAGACGAAGCCGCCGCGAAGCGCGAAAAAATGCTGCAAGCAATAGCGAACAATGTCGGTCTACCCCTGGCCTGACTCACGACGCACCAGCCAGTTTGGATGCGGATTCTGAAGTGCCGCATATGCAATCAGCACCTGTGAGAGCTTGAGCGCAGCGTCCGCGCTCAGCTTGCACGGTGAATTGCCAAGGTCGAAATCCAAGCCGTCATCTGATGCTACGGTCCGGCTAGTGTCCCGCCTCACGTATGCCGTAAGGCGATCACCATTCGACAGGTCGACGAATGCTGGCGCCAGCGAGGCCACTTGGTCCAACACAAATCGCCGAACGATGGCAGACGAGATGTGAACCGTATTCTGGCCGTCTGACACTTCGTAAGTGTCGCCGTGCGACCCTGGTAGCAAGTCAATCCGCGCTTCACTCATACCAAACCTTTCAACCGCCCACTGAGGCGGTTTTTTGTTGCCCGCCCGGATTGGGCGCAATTCCCGTTGGACTACGTATGCATGTACGTATTCGGAGTTGTATTTTACATACCGATTTCGGTTGCGCAAACATACCGTTATCGGTACAGTAACACCCATCGACGCAAACAAAGCGGCGACAGGGTGCCAAGTGATCGAGCCGCGCACCGACACGCAGACCAACGCAGGTGCCGGGTGAACCGGTGTGTAGGGGATGTGAGTCCGGGGATCGTAGGCGTGGGCCTAGACGATGGAATCAACTCAGTAGGCCCCCTTGGCCTCTAAAGCCTCGATGCACATAGACGCTTTCAACGTCGCGCGCTGGGTGCCGTATCCAGCGAAATCAAAAAGATCGGGCGCTGTTCTGGGCGCGCCAAGTGCAGATGAGGTAGGCCCCGCCAAGAGCAGGAAGGGGCCAACACCAAAGCGTCTTGATGGTCAGGACGCTTCGATGTTCAACAGGAGAGAAATATGAAAGAAACCATTGACCAAGCGTTGAGCGATCTGTCCATGAAACGCGAGTTGATAAAGAAAGAACTGCTTGAAAAGCAAGCTCAACAAGCAAATGCGCACCACCGATACATCGCCTTCGGGGAAAGCGTCTCGCTGGAACAAAGGCTTGCACTCCAAGCTGAAATTGCGGCGCTTGAGTCGGATCGACAAAGTACAAAAGTGAGGCTGCTTGAAATGAAGCAGCAAGCCAAAGATGTGCGGATGCGCGGGTTTAAAAGTGCAATTGAAGAAAAACTGAAAGCCATCGGCATGGGTCACTTGATCGACGAGGCCTTAGCAGAAGCGCATGAAGAAATGCTCAAACAAGGCATGGGTGATGCCTACAAGCTGAGCCTTTAAGCGAGGCAACCCGCCCTGGCCTGCCACGCGGGCCAAACCCAAAGCCGCTTCACAGAGGCTGCTTTGGATTTTCAAGGAAGGAGATAAAGATGACAACCAAACACAGCGCCGGACCATGGGAGCAGTTCATGGCGTCCTGCGCAAACGGCGACAAAACGCCAGCGATCAAAAGCACTCGCTCGGGTGCTTGTGTGGGCTACCCGGCAGGCTCAACGGATGAAGAAATTGCCGCGAACTGGGCAATCCAAACCCTGGCCCCGCAAATGCTGGAGGCTTGCGAGTTCATGCTGAAGCACGCATTTGAACGGAAGTGGGAAGGCGACGAACAGGCCTACGGAATGTTGAGCCGCATCGTGCGGGCTGCAAACGCGTAACCCCAACCCATACCCCACCAGCGCCTCAGAGGCGCTTTGTTTTTAACTAGGAGATAAAGCATGCAAAAAACCAGTTTTCTAATCGCCGCAATTGGCGCCAATCACGCAGTGCTTGCGCAGTGTTTCGCGAACACAGAATCTGATGCGTGCAAGGCTATTGCCGCCCTGTTCTTGGACGACAAGGGCGCTCAAGCAACCGAAATTGCGTGCATAGATACGGGCGCAATGCCTGGTTTGTGGATGCCTGCTGACCCGCAATATCTGCGAGGGCAAATTGCCAACGCGAAGCAATAGCCAGCCACCCACCCCCCACCCCACAGGCTATCCAGGGGTGATTGCTTTGATGGGCGGCGAAGGGTGATGCGTAGTGGGCCGCGCAGGTTGCACGGTTGCTGGCCGACATGTTGCCCAGGGTTGCTCCTGGGCGGCTAAGACGGGTGGACTATTTGATCAACAGTCCGAGAAATCCAGCGAGGTTGGGGGTTCGATTCCCCTGCGGTCCACCACACATCATCTTGCCCGCCCATCAAAGCATTCACCAATCAACGAACAGGAGAGAGAGTATGAAAGAAGGTCAGAAAGTTTGGCTGGTCAAGTACGCGCTTACTACGGGGATCACGGAAGAAGTCGTCCGGTCAGCAAATGGGGAATTCGCATATATGGAAAACCGAAGCTGGAATTCCTACAAGTCGGGACGCGATGTTTTCACTGACTACGGCGATGCAGTAAAAGCAGCCGAGGCGCTGCGCCAAAAGAAGCTCGGCAGCCTGCGCAAGCAATGTATGAAGCTGGAGAAGCTCAAATTCTGAGGCGACTCCACAGGCTGCGGTATCGCGGCTGGTGCGGATGGAAGCTCCGACAACCTCCTGGGTGAAAGGCCCCAGGGCCACCATTGAAGCCGCGCGGCGGGACGCTAATAACTTAAGAGAGACTGGGTTCAACTCCCAGGCGGCTTCAATGGTGGTGAAGTGCGAGAGATGCATTCGGCTGCATAAGCCGTTGCAGCCCGTTCAACTCGGGCCACCACCAACCCACCCTAGCCGCCCTCTGAGGCGGCTTTTTCATGGAGAAACAACATGCGCAATTTTTCATGGGGCAAGGTGCTAGAGCGCTTTGAGTACGACTTTGACGGCGAGCAAGTTGAGGTTGTGAAGTATTTGCCGACCAAGTTTATCGATGGCAGCGCCGTGCGGGGTGAATGGGAAAGCGAGCCCATGTTTCACATTGCCGCAATTCATCAATCCTTTAGTTCTTTGGACGCGGCGCTTATCGCAAGCATCGCGAACAAGCGTCTTGGGCTCAACCAGTACGCACTTGTAGCTGGTGTCTGCAGGGCGCTTGGGATCGACTAACACAGCCCGCTTAGTCGGGCTTTTTTCATGGAGGCAGCAATGACAGAAGCAAATGCACCAAAGGACGCAGCGAAGCGTCTTGAACCCAAGCAGCGCCTGATGGAACGCATGCGTACAAGCATTGTTGACCAGGGCAGCTACGGCATCCGGCAAACAGCCATTTGGGAAAAGGCTTATGCCCGCGCAGCTCGTTTTGTGAAGCGCGAGTTGCCAACGCAGCGCACGCTGAAAAATCTCATTAGCCAGCTAGATGCAGCGCATGCGTGGAAGCACGAACCAGACCAGGAACCTTCATGAACGACCACGTACAGCCCGACATAGCCGACTGCCTGCGCGGTCACTTCAACATCCCGCCCGACTTTGACTTCTTTGCCCGCGAAGAAGCAAAGCGTGAGAAAGCACTGGAACGCCGGATGCGCGAGCACCCGGATAGCAGAGATCCTGACCATCCTGGAGAAGATGATGAGCGCTGAATGCTTTTGCGACTATGACCCGGCTGAGTTCTACAGCCGACATGAAATCAAGGCCCGCAAGCCGCACAAGTGCGAAGAATGTGGTCGCGCGATCCAAGTTGGCGAGACTTACGAGAAGGCTGTCGGGAAGTGGGATGGCTCCTTGTCGGTCTTCAAGACCTGCAGCCGCTGCACCGCACTGCGCGAACACATCAAGGCGCACGTGCCCTGCTTCTGCTGGGCGCACGGCAACCTGCTAAGCGACTGCCGCCAAGAGGTTATCCATCTACCGAACGAAGCTTACGGCACGGGCTTGCTATTCGAGATTGGCCGTCTTGCTGTAGCCATCAAGCGCGCTCCAAGACTGGGGGCGCCATGACCAGAGCACTCCAAGACCTCCCAGCAGCACGGAAGGCAAGTGAAAGGGAGCAGGCTAAGGTGAAGGCGGAGAACCTGAAAGCAGAGCTTCTCAGCACGCTCATAACGATTGACCAGCGGTTCACGCTTTGCGCCGAAGCCGGGGCATCTGCTGCGGATGCTTATGACTCGTTCTATCAAAGCTTTGTCCGCGCAGCAATCTCAAAAGCTCAAGGAGCACAGCAATGAGCGCAAGGCGCGGCTACACAGTCCGATGTGTCTGCAGTTTCCCAGGCTGCAAGGAAACATCGTTCTACCACTACGACACGCAGCGAGATCTTCGCGAGGGTACTGCAGCGGCACAGCAGCGCGCAGGAAAGTGGCTATGCGTGAGGCATACAAGCCCGGCAGAAGTGCTGGCAGAAAACAACCCGACAACCAACCGTGTGCTGGTCAATGTGGAGTTGGAGCACGGACGATTTTGGCGCGAAGAAGGTCATGAGCGAGTTGGTAGTGGATTTGTTTTCGGCACTGGCTACAAGGCCTATGCCAGAGATTTCCCACCTGGAACTCGACTCACCATCACGGCAAAACTTGACCTGCCATCCCGACAAGGAGAACCGCATGAGTGATTCAAACTGGACCTTGCGCTTTCCCCGCACCACGCGATGCGACGAGCACGCAATCTACTACTACCGCACACCGGCCCATCGCCGGTTTTTTTACGTCTTCATGCGCCGTGGATGGCTGCTAGTGCCTGTGGTGCTGGCTGTCATTGTCCTGGCCGGATGCGTTGACATGGCATCAGAAGAAAACACTGCCGCAAGCCTTCGGGATGCTGTGGCGCAAGCAAGGAGCGAATCATGGGCAATCTCGCAGAAATGAGCGACAGCGCAAAGGTAGCGTTCTTGATGGATGTTGTTCGAGACGCTTGCTCCGCTCTGGCACGCAAGGGCGACATTGACTCAGCAGCTCGTTATCTCAGCTATGTGTACGAGATGCGTGGTGAACAACAGACCAAGGAGGATAGCCATGGGTGAAGCAAAGCCGACACCGGGGCCGTGGACGGTGCTGCCAGAAGAAAGCGACAAGGATTACTTGCGCATTCGCGGAACCTGTCTTGGTGGCCGCTACAAGATAGCAAACGTCCACATGCCAAGGCATTGGGAGTCACACGATGTTTTTCGTGATCGTGAAAACGCCGAGTCTCAAGCCAACGCCCGCCTTATTGCAGACGCCGGAACAGTGTTCCACACCACCGGCCTCACACCAAGCCAGCTTGTGGAGCGGGTGAAGGAGCTGGAGGAACTGCTCAACGGCGTACTGATGATGGGGCGAGGCACCTCTGGCCGGATCATCGTTGAGGGCTGGCAAGAGGAAGTTCTGCGCGCCGCCCTCTCCAAGGCCCGTCCCAACACAGCAGAGGGGAAGTCATGAAGTTCGACATTTGCAACCCATCCGACCCGTACACGATGGAAGCGCCAGACCTTGAAATCGCAGCGGTTGCGGTTTCTCTGCTTGGCGATGGCCGCTATCCACTCACCGGACTTGGCGACGACAAAGGACAGGACGTGCCTCCGTTTCTTTTCGGCGGGCATGACGAGTGGTTCACCTCTAAGTTTGGGATGAACTTTGAAGAGACGGTAACAAAGGCCATTCGACACCGCAACCAAGAGCTAGCGACGGCCTTTGACTCAGTGACGCTGCAGTCTTCACGCAGAACAAGCCTGAACGACATAGGCGGGCGAGCCAAAGACCTTGCAAAAGCCGTTCGTCAAAAAGCAGCAAAGGAGCCATCCCCATGACAGAAGACACAGAAGCAGGCCCAGACGACGTGCTCTTTTGGGTAGTCCTGGCTATCGCATTCTTTGCAGCCGCTGGCTTTATTGCTGGGGTGCTGTATCCGTTTTACATGTGAGAAATCAAATGAGCGAAACAACTGACCTCATCGTCCTGCCGCCAAAGGAAACAGCGCTGCAGGTCTACTCCGCACCGCAGGGCCTGGACCCCTACCTCTTCAAGATCAAGGAAGAGCTTGATGCTTTCGTGCCTGACGTGTCCACCAAGAAGGGCCGCGACGCCATCGCCTCGATTGCCTACAAGGTGGCCAAGGGCAAGACTGCGCTGGACAACATCGGCAAGGAGCTGGTAGCCGACCTCAAGGACGTGCCCAAGAAGATCGACGCCGAGCGCAAGCGGATGCGCGATCTGCTGGACCAGTGGAAGGACGAAGTGCGGGCGCCGCTGACGGCATGGGAAGAAGCCGAGGCCGAGCGCGAAGCCAAGCACAAGGCCGGGATCGAGTGGTTCCAGCTGCGCGCAAAGGAACATCACGACCTGGATTCGTCAGAACTGCGCGTCTCGCTTGCCGAGGTGGATGCTCGGGCTGTGGACGAGTCTTGGCAGGAGTTCGAAGCCGAGGCGCACCGGGCTAAAGCCAAGACAGTGGAAGCGCTGCAGACGGCGCTTGCCGCCCGCGAGAAGCTGGAAGCCGAGCAGGCCGAACTCGCCAAGCTGCGCGCCGAAGCCGCCGCCCGCGAGCAGAAGGAGCGCGAAGAACGCATTGCCCGCGAAGCAGCAGAACGCGCCCAGCGCGAAGCCGAAGCCAAGGCCCAGGCCGAGCGGGACGCAGCCGCCAAGCGCGAAGCCGACGCCGCTGCAGCCGCCGAACGCCGCGAGCTGGAGTTGAAGCTGCAGGCCGAGCGTGCCGAACGCGAAAAGACCGAAGCCCAGCAGCGCGAAGCCCAGGCCAGGGCCGACGCTGAACGCAAAGCCGCCGAGGCTGTCGCGGAAGAACAGCGCCGTGTTGCCGCCCAGGCCGCAGCCGACGCCAAAGAAGCCGAGCGCCGCGAACGCGACAAGGCCCACAAGACCGCCGTGAACCGCGCTGCACTTGATGCCTTTGTGCAAGGCGGAATGACCGAGGAATGCGCAAAGCTGGCCGTCACGTTGATTGCCAAGAAGGTCATCCCGGCTGTATCCATCGTTTACTGAGAGAACACCATGAACGCTGTCGTTGAAGTTGAAACAGCCAGCATGGTTCCCGCACGAAGCGCGAACCCAACTGCTGAAGTCGTCGCGCACGCCAAGACCGTGCAACAGGTCATGCAGGCCGTGATGAAGCCCAATGTGCATTACGGGGCCATCCCCGGCGCAGGCGACAAGCCTACGCTGCTCAAGTCCGGCGCCGAGGTGCTGTGCATGACCTTCCGCATTGCCGACCGCTACGAGGTCACGGACCTGTCTCGCGATGGCTCCATTCGCTACCGGGTCAATTGCGTAGGCGAACACCAGACCTCCGGCGCAACGCTGGGCTCTGGCCTTGGCGAGTGCTCCAGCGATGAAGAAAAGTACCGCTGGCGCAAGGCGGTGTGCGTGGAGGAATTCGAAGCCACGCCCGAGACACACCGCCGCCTGAAGTTCGGGCGCAAGCAAGGCGGGCACTACACCGTTCAACAGGTCCGCACGGAGTCAGCCGACCTCGCAAACACCGTTCTCAAGATGGCGTGCAAGCGGGCCAAGATCGCCATGGTGCTGAACGTCACGGCGGCATCGGACATGTTCAGCCAGGACTTGGAAGACCTGGACGCGGAGCTGGTGCGCCACCTTGCCGAAGATGAGCGCCAGTCACAGGTGCAAATGGTCCGCGATGAATGGATTGCGAAAGCAAACGCGGCAAAGGACCGCGATTCGCTGGGGGCCATCATGAAAGAAGGCGTCAAGATTTTCCAATCGTCACGCGACAAAGACGGCTATGCGGCATTTGCTGCAGCGGTCCAGACCCGTGGCACTGAACTGAAAGGCGGCAGCAATGCGTGAAATCCTTATCCGGTGCTCATCGCTGGGCAAGATCATGACCGAGCCCAAGACAAAGGCCGAAGGCATCCTGTCGGTTGGGGCCAAGACATACATTCGCGAGCTGGCCCAACAGGAAATTCTCGGGGTTGACTTCGAGTTCTCCAGCAAGGAGACGCAGAAGGGAATCGAGGTTGAGGATGAAAGCATTGCGCTTCTGAACCGGGTGCGCGGGCTGTCTCTGGTGAAGAACACCGAGCGCAAGTCCAACGGTCTGATTACCGGCGAATGCGACCTCTACGACGCCGAACGCAAGCGCGGGCACGACCTCAAGTCTTCGTGGTCAGCCAAGACCTTCCCCGGCTGGGTAGTGGACTGCGAAGACAAGCTGTATGAGTGGCAAATGCGCGGCTACATGTTGCTCTGGGACGCCGACGAGTGGGAAGTGAATTACTCCCTGGTTGACACCCCTGAGCGCTTGATTGGCTTCGAGCCGCTAGCGATGCATGTTGTCAGCCACATCCCGGAACACATGCGCCTGACAAGCTGGACGATTCAACGGGACTTCGCCAAAGAGCGCGCCATCGCCGAGAAGGTGGAGGCTGCACGCGAGTATTACGCCAAGGTAGTGCAGGAGTTCGACCAGATCCACCAAATCCCCGAGCTGCTCGCAGCTTAACCAACACCCGGCAGGCTGGCTGCTGGGCATTTATGAAAGGCCAATCATGGCAAACGACCTCAATCAGTGCAACTTCATCGGGCGTCTTGGGCGCGACTTGGAGCTAAGGACATTCCCATCTGGCGATCAGGTGGCCAATGGCACTTTGGCTGTCGGAAGTAAATGGAAAGACCGCAACAGCGGCGAGGCGAGGGAGAGCACCGAATGGGTTCGACTCACGTTTCACGGGAAGTCTGCCGAGATCGCGGGCCAGTACCTACGCAAAGGCTCGCAGATTTTCGTGACGGGCGAAATGCGTACTCGAGAGTACGAGCAGGACGGAGTGAAAAAGTACAGCACCGAGATTCGCGTGAACAACTTCCAGATGCTTGGGCAGAGACCGGAAGGCGAAGGCCGTGCTCCAGCTCCGGCTCCATCTCCCCGACAGCAGAGCCGTGCGCCAGCGCCGACGACCGATCCTGGCGGCTGGGATGACATGGACCCAATCCCATTCTGACATCCCCCACCCCACCCAAAGGCCCGCAGTAGCGGGTCTTCTCATTTCAGGACCAGATATGACGAAGCCAACCCAACACCAACCCATTGACCCATCCGAACTGAGCATTTCGAACGACCCATACACCGGACGCGAGCGCACGAATGAAGGCAAGTACGCCGAAATCTTCTGCAAGGTCAAGCAGGGCCAGCGCATCGTCTGCCCGCCAGGACGAGCAGGAGCCATTGCCCACGCCTACGAAAAGTGGCTGGTGAAAAACGTGGGCGCAAAGCAGCCGGTCATCCGCACCAAGAGCGCTTGCGATGACGGCAAGGGCGGCGTGTGGTGGCTTGGCGAGAAAGAAGCCAAGAAGCCTGAAACGGTCTGGGCTGGTTTGAAGAAGGCCGCATAACCGCACCCCTGGTGCACCACTAGGAGGCCGTATGGCTGAAACCATAGACCATCTGAAAGCAGAACTGCAGACCGCTGGATGGCGTTTCGCTAGGAATAGCGACTACCCACGCACTAACAATTGCGATTGGTATGCGTGGATGCCAAAGCGCCCTCAAGAGTGGCCCGATTGCGAATGCAACGACAAGCCGCCCGCAGTGAGCCTGCACCCGTTCATTTTCACTATGGACGGCAGGACGCACGATTCATGCGAGTTCCAACTGACGGGCCAGATGCACGGCAGGTGGTACACGCTCAAGATGTATTCAGTGGGGATAGATGAGGCAATGCAAGCCGCCACGGAAGCAACCGCATCACTTGGCGCGGCCTGGAAGGCTATCGCCGCACTGGAGGAATGACCATGGCTGACGACACGAATACAGCAGAGCGCGCGAGCTTTGAAGCGCACTATCGTCGATGCGGGGCAACCGATGAGACGCTTTCCCGCTGGGTGGACGATGGGAGCACACCGCCAGCGATGGTTGGGAAATACATCATCCGCAGCGTGCAAGACGCTTGGCTCGCATTCCAAGCTGGCCGCGCCTCTCTCGCAGCAAGTGCGGGGAGTGAGCCGGTGGCGTGGCTGGTTTGCACGGAAGAAGGCGACCCGAGCATGGTGTTTCTGAGTCAGCACGAAGCCCAGCAGTATCTCGAAGACGATGAGCGACCGACACCCCTATACACCCACCCCTCTCCCCCAGAGGGAGCAGGGGCCGAGCAAGCACTGCGCAAGGTGCTGTCAGTGGTGCAGCGATACCTGCCACCAAATGGGCCAACTGCCCACGACGCCATGTCAGAAATCACCGCAATCGTTGACCCGTGGCCGCTTTGCCCGCTGGAGAAACCATGAGCACCAAGACCATTCCCGCGCAGATCATCAAGACCTGCGACGGCTGCGGCGTCACGATTGACCCGCAGAACTCGCGCCAAGAGGGCAAGTTGACCCTGAACGCCAACGCCCTGGACATGTACGGACACGCATGCGCCGACGCCACGCGCAAGCTGGATCTGTGCGATTTATGCCTCTACAAGGTGTCTAAAGCGATTGACAGCGCCTTGGCCCCACCACTTCCCGCATCTGAGGCAAAGGAGCTGTGATGGCCTGTGACATTTGCGGCAAGACAGGAACGCCATTGAGCGACCTGCGCGAGATCTACCAGACCGATGAAATCAAGGTCATGTGCCCTGACTGCGAGAAGGTCGTCAACAAACAACTCCGCTCAATCCAAGACATGACAGGGCGCATGCAGCGCGCTTTGTTGAAGCTGTTTATGGGTGAGCGCAAAGCAAAGAAGGATCGCAAATGACCACCCCCACCGTATCGGCAGAACTGCCGGAAGCGCTGCAATACGTCGGCGATCTTAAGAAGTTCTTTTTGCACAACGAGGTCAGCATGCAAAAGCTGTACGTCATCGGCAACGAACTCCGCCGCCTGCACGCCCAGGCCCAGGCACTCAGCGCAGCGCAGGCAGGGGTGCCAGCCGATGACGGGCATGAATGGCGGTGCTTCCATTGCGGTGAGGTGTTCACTGACGAAGAAAGCGCAGCGCTGCACTTTGGATCAAGCGAATACCAACAGGCGTACTGCACCATCCCTGTCGAGCATTTCCGCTGGATGGAGGCCCAGCACCGTCGCCATCTTGAAGATGACTCGGAAGCATCGCGCACCATCCAGGGCATTCTTTGCGAACACGAAAATCTGCGCCGCCGCGCCGAAGAGATTGGGTACGAGCGCGGCCTACGCGATGCGCAAAGATTCCCTTCGGAACTAGGGCTCACCACCGCCCCCCAGCCCAGCCCATCCCCTGCGCCAGCCTGCAAGACCTGCCCAGGTATCCCACGCCCAGGGTGCGACTACTTGGCCGAGTGCGGAAGCGTGTGCAACAAGTGCGGACAGGTGCATTCGTCGCACTTGCTGGAATGCAATCTCCCCACCACGTCGCAGCGGCGCTGGAACACGTATGAGCAAGCTATCGGTGATCCAGTGTTTCAAGTTGCCCGGTCAATCATGGGTACGGAGAACGCGGGCCAAGACGGGCAACTGGTAAAGGCTATAAACCACGTCATCGACGCTCAATGCGATGCGCCCACTGCGCCAGCCCAGCCGGGGCAGGAGGGGGAGTTGACTGACTACCAAATCTTGGCGATCACAACGGCCTACGAGCAAGGTGTTGGCAAAGGCCGGCAGGCTCACACCTCCGGAAAGGAGATCGCCAATCCGTATTCCACGGGCTATCGCTGCGATTTAGCTTGGCAATACGGATACGAAGAAGGCAAGGAACAAGCCGCACGCATCGAAACAGACCGCGCAGCCCGTGCCGCACCACAGCCAGCAACGGCAGATGCGGTGCAGGCTGAACGCATTCATCTTGCGTGGCGAGGCTCGCTAAAGGCGTGCGGCGTGAGCGAAGCCGACCGCGACGCCATCGGCGAAGTGGTGCTGTCTATGCTGGCCGAGCGCGCCGCCCTGGCAGCACAGCGGGAGGTCAAGCCATGAGCGTCTGGACCTACTCACGCTACGCCAGTGGGCATGGTCGCCCACTACCTGACGGCGCGCGGATCAATCCCGAGGATGAATCGGACGACTACGAACTGAGCGTGGTTGCCGAGGCATGCGCCGCAGATGACCACAGCAACTACGACGGATGGGAAGGAGACCGCAGCGAGCGCGACATATACCTGTTCCGTGATGGCGCTCTGCACAGCCACTTTGTGGTCACCGTCGAGTACGAACCCACCTTTTCAGCGCACCGCGCCACCCATCAAGGAGACACCAAATGACGACCACCGAACTGCTTTCCCTGATGCGCCTGCTGTCCGCAATGGAGAGCGCAATGCTGACGGCCAAGACTCCGATGCCGGATCACCTGTGGGAAGCGGTAGAGCGGCATGTGGAGATTCTGGAGCGTGAGATTTTGGCAAGGAGCAAGGAATGACTACACCAACAGATGCGGAGCTACGGACGCTGTGGGCTTCGCAGGATGGTTTCCATCCGGACCCGATTGTTTTCGCCCGCGCAGTCTTGGCAAAGTGGGGCCACCCGCTGGCCGTGGCGGGCGGGGAGCCGGTGACAAAAGAGCGATACAGCGAGCCCTTGGCGCGTGTGATTAATGCTGGGTATTTGCTGTCGAACTGCGCATTCAACTTGGCACAGCGCCCTGGTACTGAAATATCGCTAGGCACTGCGCAAACCCTTGAGGCCTGCCAAAAGGAGTGGGACGCGGCATGCGCTGCACACAAAGCTTTGCCGCCCGCCCCACCCCCGCAAGCCGTGCGGGAACCGCTGACGGATGAGCACATCAAGTCGTTGTGCGTGCAGCCTTGGGTCTTTGACACTGTGAAGCAGTGGGTTCGGATTATCGAAGCCGCCCACGGCATCACCAAAGGAGGCCAGCATGGCGCTGAGTGAAAAAGAACTAGAGGCGTTGGCTGTAAAGCATGAGGAATTCGGCTTTGGTCAGGTTGACCCAAGCGGATTCACGATGCACGGCTTTGGACCGGATGGCCTGCGTGCATTCATCGCAGAGGTCCGCAAGGATGACGAAGCCTTGATCCGTAAATTCGTTGATGCGATCAAACTGGATCGGCACGATTGGGAAGACTGGCCGGAAGACTCGCGCAAGGCGTTTGAAGAATTACGCGCCCGCCTGCTCGATTCCGATCTATCAACCCTCACCGAGCGCGGAAAGACTGCATGGGCCGGTGTTGATCCGCAGAAGCTGCGGGAAGGAGGTGCACTGTGAAAACCATCACCATAGAAGTCGAAGACGACGAAGTTCTGGTGGCTCTCAAGCGGCCAGAGGAATATGAGGACGTTCATCCTCAGCTTGTCGCAGAGGATGCGATCAACCCGAACTGGCCGGAGTACCGCACTGTCTGGCCGAAGGAAGCACCATGACCGCATTGCAATGGTTGAATAGCCTACGCCCAGCGCTACCCTTAAGCATAGAGCGCGGCGACGATAAGACCGAGCCACACAGGCCAATGAGCAATGGGGAACTCCGGCGCCATATCCAACAAGGGGCCGTGCTGGTTAACGGTGAGCGAGTGACGCCGCAAGAGGAAATCGACTTCCCGGTTTTCTCTCTGGTGTTTTTTCCGAAGTCGGCTGCGCGCCGAACAACCCTGGTGTGATTACACACGAACAGAGAAAGCAACATGATCAAACTACCTGAGCCAGTGGGCTATTCCGTGCCGCAATTGCAAACCTTCAAGGGCGCCAAGTCTGTCCATTTCGGTCGAGCGCCTGGGTGCACTGCAAGCGATGCCGAACTGATCCAAATGTTGGAGGGTACTGTCGTCCGCCGTCTTGAGGTGTTTAGCGACCTCCCGCCAGTCACCGACAAGCACGGGGTGACGCACTATGTTGAGCCCGTTTACAGCAAGCAAGCCATACGGGACGCGCTGGAAGAAGCGGCGAAGGTGGCACAAAGCGAGCCGCGCGTTTGGGATTTAAACGCACCAGACCCGCAGCATCGCATTGCCACCGCAATCCGTACCCTCAAGGAGCGAATCACATGACACAACACACTGAGCTGATCGAGCGGCTGAACGCCTCATCAAGATGGTGGTTCGACAGAGGCGTGAAAAATAGCGTAGATGCAGACGCAATAGCCGCCCTGGAAGCGCAGGCGCGGGAGATTGAGGGGCTGCGCAAGGATGCGGCATGTTTCAGGTTTTGGGTGCGAGAAGCCGCTGTGAATCCATGCGACATGGCGAAGCTAATCATGCGATGCACAACAGAACAGGAATACCGTGACGCGATTGAACCCCTCGCCACTGCCGCTGAAGACGCAATCCGCGCAGCAATGAAAGGCCAACCATGACCAAAGATGTGATTGAACTTGCGCGAGAGGCAGGGATGAAGTTCGTCCCTGCGCAATTCTCTGGCGTTCTGGAAACGGAGACAGACGAATTCACGGTCGCTAGCTTTGCCGCCCTTGTGGCTGCGCGAGTGAAGGAGCGGTGTGCTCAACTTATTGCAAAGCAAGCGCTTCGGAACGGATATCCGCCGCTAGTTGCCGCAGCACAGGATTTTGCAAAGCAATGCGCCGCCGCTATCCGCGCCCTCAATACCGAAGGAGAAGGACATGACAGAGCCTGAAGTCATCGACACCGGAGATACAGTCTTTCATGAGCGATCAGGAGAAACATGGCTTGTTGCGCAGGTCCGAGACGACAAGGTCTATTGGTGTGGCTGGCCACCTGGCAGGGCGGACTTGAGCGATTGCCAGCTCACCAAGAAAGCCACACCAGAGGAGCGTCAGGCGCTGCTGCAAGAGTTGGCAAAGTCGAAGCACGAAGTATCTGCTTGGGCGTATGAACGGATTGCGGAGGCTAAACCATGAGCAAGCGCGCCCGTGACTACCGCGAAGCCTACGAGGCCAAGCACTACCCAGAACGCTGGGAGGCTACAGACTGGCGAAAAGAGCGGGATGAAGCCGACAAGCCACCACCGGAGCCGGAAGAGCCGGAGCCGATTCACACTTTTCACTGAGCCCTACGGGGCTCTTTTTTATGGGAGAACGGGATGAAAGAACGCCCTATTCTGTTTAGCGGCGCCATGGTCCGCGCGCTGTTGGATGGCAGCAAGACGCAGACGCGGCGGGTCATGAATCGACAACCACCAGAAGGGTGCGGCATCCACTACATGCTGGGCGATGAATCCTGGATGCCAGAGGACAAGCGCACGCCGCTGCGCCATCACTGGGAAGCCTGGGGCGGCCCTTTGTATGAGCAGCGCCCAGATGGACACCTTTGCGGCACTCACTCCGTGCGCTGTCCATACGGTGCTCCCGGCGACCGTCTTTGGGTCCGCGAGACCTTCTTCGCCTGGGGCCGCTGGGAGACACGATTCAGCGCCAAAAAGGGCCGCGATGAGTGGCATTTCGTCGACATGACCGCTGAATCCTATAACGGCTACCTGTATGCCGCCGATGGCGTCAGAGACACGCAGGCCTTCATCAAGCGCCGATCGGACCCCAAGCCGATGTATTGGAAGCGCCCCGCGATCTTCATGCCACGAGCCGCCAGTCGTATCACCCAGGAAATCACCGAGGTGCGAGTGGAACGCCTGCAGGACATCAGCGAAGCTGATGCGAGCGATGAAGGCGTGCGCCAGTTGCGCGATGAAAGTGGCTGCTGGGCAGGGCGCGAAGGACCGGGAAATTTAATCACCCCATGGCCGACAGCGCTTGAGGCATTCAGAGATATATGGGAATCCATCAACGGCCCCGACAGCTGGGACGAAAACCCATGGGTTTGGGCAGTCGAATTCAAGCCACCCACCACCGCCTAACAGGCAAACACACCACACCAGGGCTCCGAGAGGGGCCTATTTTTTTAGGACCACTCATGTTCAAAAACCTCATCATCTATCGCATCGCTCCCGGCTTCATGGCAACCGTCGCGCAAGTGGAAGAAGCATTGGCCAAGGCTCCATTCATGGAGTGCGGAGCCACGCAGGAGAAGTCTATGGGCTGGACTCCGCCGCGAGGTGAGGCCCACGGCGCCATGGTGGAGAGCATTGGCGGCCAATTGATCGCCCGCTTCATGGTCGAATCCAAAGTGCTGCCCGCCAGCGTGCTGGCCCGCCGCGTGAAGGAAAAGGCCGAGCGGATCGAGCAGGAAACCGGCCGCAAGCCCGGCAAGAAGGAAAGCAAGGAGCTCAAAGACGAGGCCAAGCTCGACCTGTTGCCCATGGCCTTCACCAAGCAGGGCTCGATGTGGGTGTGGATCGACACTGCCTCGCGCCTGCTGGTGCTGGACACCTCCAGCCAGGGCCGCGCGGACGAAGTGGTCACCCTGCTGGTTGAGGCGCTGCCCGGCCTGTCAGTGTCGCTGCTGAACACCCAGACCAGCCCGCAGGCCGCCATGGCCCACTGGCTCAAGGAAGACCACGACAACCTCTATGTTGACCACAACTTCACCGTTGGACGCGAGTGCGAGCTCAAGAGCACCAGCGAGGAAAAGGCCGTTGTTCGCTACGGGCGCCACCCGCTGGACATTGAGGAAGTCCAAGCCCACATCGACGCAGGCAAGCTGCCAACGCGCTTGGCAATGACCTGGGATGACCGGGTTTCGTTCCTGCTTACCGATGGCCTACAGGTGCGCAAGCTGCAGTTCTTGGATGCGGTATTTGAAGGCACCAAGTCTGACGACGGTGGTTTTGACACCGATGTGGCGATTGCCACCGGCGAGCTGGTCAAGCTGATCCCGGACTTGATTGAAGCGCTGGGCGGGGAAGCAGAGAGCGGCTTGGCTGGCTCTGGGGCCAGTGCGTCATGAAAGCCGGAATCGCCCGCATCTACTACGGCGGCGGCCGCCGCTGGTTCACCCTGCGCGCGGCCTGCCATGCCCACGCCCGCGCCGTCATCAAAAAGCGCCTTCGCAGCCAAGACTTCGAGCGCGGCGACGAATGGCCCGCAGAACGGATCAAGCGCCTGGCGCGCCGACTGGAACGAGAACACAGGAGAAAGACACCATGACCGAAACCAAGAACATCCTCGGGGAAGACATGCTGCCCCTGAACGACATTGCCGAGCAGGTGTTCAACATCACCCCCCGGATTGCCCAGCGCAAGGCGGCGACCAACACCCTGCCCATACCGGCTTTCCGCATCAACGGCACCCGCAAGGGACCGCTCTACGTGCTGCGCGATGACCTAGAGAAGTGGATCAAGGACCGCGCCGACCGGGCCAAGTCGCAGCATCGTAAGATGCAGGCCGTTTGA